TCATAACCTGAAGGTCGCAGGTTCAAATCCTGCCCCCGCAACCATTCGACCCATACTATCTCGGTTTCCCTCTGTCGCGCCTAACAGCGCGGCGAGGGTGCCGTGTAGTTCCAGGTCCCTTTCCCCCACATTATCGTTCGGAAAGATCACGACGCGCTCGATGAGCCGGCGTGCCATCTCCATGACGGGCGCACGCTCCTCGGCCGGCCGGCTCTCGATCTCGGCCCGAAGCTTGCGCACGATCTCCGAATAGCGGCTGACGATGGCCGGGTGGAACTCGATCACGTCCGGCTCCGTCCCCTCCGCCTTCACCTGCAGCGTCTTCGCCTCTGCCGTGAGGGTGTTGAGGCGCGCCACCAGCGCGGTGGGGTCCGGAAGGTCGGTCTTCGCGATGGTGTCCACGATTCGCGTGGTTTCGCGCTCGATTTCCCCCAGCCGCTTCAGGCGCTGCGCTTCCGCTCTCGTTGAGTCGGCGCGGAGCCGGCGGCGCTCGGCGAGATAGGCCGCGGTCACCCGCTCCAGTACGTCAGGGTGGAGGAGGTGCTCCTCCAGGGCACCGAGGATCCGCTGCTCCAGCATCTTGAGCGAGATGAGCCGGCGGTTGTCGCAGGTGCCCTTCTCCCGCCGGGTGGAGCAGCCGAGCTTGTTCGGGGCGGCCACGATGAAGGAGCCCCCACAGGTACCGCACCGGCAGAGCCCGGAGAGCAGGTGCCGAGGCTTGCGCTGCATAGGTGCGTTGGGACCCCGCCCGGTGAGTCGGCGCTGCACCTGGTCCCACAGCTCGGGCGGGACGATACGCAGCTCCGGCACCTCGACCACATGCCGCGCGCCGGCGGCGTTCGGGCGCGACACCCGCTTGCCGGTGTCCGGATCCTTCACGAAGCGCTGGCGATTCCAGACCAGCCGGCCGGCGTAGAGCTCGTTGCGGATGATGCCGTTCGCGCGCTCCCGGGAGCCGTTGATGGTGGAGGCATTCCACTGCCCGCCTCGTGGCCCGGTCACGCCCTCCGCATTGAGGCGGGCAACGATTTCGCGCGGTGAACTGCCGTCGGCGAACTCGGTGAAGATGCGGCGGACCACCTCGGCTTCGCCCTCGTGGATTTCGCGCAGGCCCGTTCCAGCCACCCTATAGCCGAAGCAGAGGCCGCCGGCGCTCTTGCCTTCGCGGATCCGCCCCTGGAGCCCGCGGTGGGTCTTTAAGGCAAGGTTCCGCAGGAAGAGGGCCGACATGGTGCCCTTGAGCCCCACGTGCATCTCCGACACCCGGCCGTCGGCGACGGTCCAGATCTCCACGCCGGCAAAGGTCATGCGCTCGTAGAGGGCGGCGATGTCCGCCTGATTGCGGGAAAGGCGATCAAGGTCCTCGGTGAGGATGACGTCGAAGGCTCCCCGCCGCGCATCCTGCACCAGCCGCTCAAAGGCGAACCGGCCGTGGACGCTGGCGCCGGACACCGCGAAGTCCGAATAGACCTCGGCCACGGTCCAGCCCTGCCGCTCGGCATAGGCTGCGCACAGGGCGGCCTGGTCTTCGATGGAGCGCCCGTCCTGCTTGTCGGATGAGAAGCGGGCATAGACGCCCGCGCGTCGCTGCTGGTTCACTTTTCGTTCCCCGCGCCATTTTCCCGCTCATGATCCCGCTGGGCCATCATCCGGGCAATGGCCTCGGCGAGCGCGATCACGTCCGGATGGGGCGGCCGAGCTGGGGATAGCGGGGGCAGCAGCACTTGCCTGCGGCGCGCCATCAGCTCCTGGTCTCCTCGACGGCGGGGAGCATGGACCGTGCAGGAGCCCCGCGCGTCTGAGACAGCAGGATGATGAAGACGAGGAAGACGCCGACGACGATCAGCACCGCGACGATCAGCGCGTCCCGGGCCCGTTCGTAATCGGAAGGAGGCTTCATCGTCGATCCCACGTCGTGGTTCATCATAGCCTCGGCCCGGGCCCAGCTCATCGCGAAATCTCCTTGAGGGCGGCCGCTCGGGCAGCGGTGAGCTCGGCCATGGCGTCGTCCGATCCCCCGTGGTCGGGGTGGCGCTCCTTCGCGAGGCCGCGATAGGCCGTCTCGATCATCTCGGCGGTGATCGGCTCGCCGCCCACGTTGAAGCCGAGCACCTCCCGCCACGGTCGACGGCCCGGTGCCGGCAGTGCGGGAATGAACCCCTTGAAGGTCGCCCGCACCAGCGAGAGCGTCCCGTGGCGCAGCTCGGTACGCCGCGCCTCCAGCACATGGTGGATCGCCTGCAGGTTCGCGGCCGGCGTGTCGTAGCGGTCCACAGGGATGCAGCGCTGCTCGCTGTCCCAAGTGAACCACACGGCGACGCCTGGGTCCGCCGGCCGGCTTTCGCCGAGCGACACGTTGGAGGACAGGACGATTCCCGCCACCGGGCTCCCGCTGTCGCGTCCGAAGGCCATGAGGGAGCTGCGCACGTTCTCCAGCGCGCCCGCGAGAGTGGTGCGGAACTGGCCCTTCTCCCGAGTTCTCGCGCGCGGGAAGCCTTCGGGCCAGGAGAGGGGATACGCCGCGGTCATCGCGCTGCCCTCGCCCTGGTCTCGGCGATGACCGCCTCGGCCCGGTCCTCATCCCCGGTGGCGCACCACAGGGCGAGCGCCAGCAGGAAGGGGTCGATTCCGTGCAGCTCCCAGAAGGCCTCTTCGCCAATCCGGTGCTGCGCCTGCGGATCGTCCTGGTGGTGACGCCGGCAGAGGGGCACGGTCCATTCGTCGCTCGGCCGCTCGGCGCCGCCTGTCTCGCGCTTCCCATGGATCGCGGACGCCATGCGGACGTGCGCCGCCTCCACCTGCTTCCGGGAGCCGCAGACGCAGCAGGGCAGGGAGCGGATGAACTTGAGGTGCTGCTGGTGCAGCCGGCGGGGCCGGCGCTTGCCCTTCGGCGGCGCGACGGCGAAGGCGGTGGCCGGGCGCACGATGCGCATGGGGCGGCTCATGCTGCCACCTCGAACGCGCCACGGTCGGCGAGCCATGCGTGGAGGCGCCGGCAGCGCTGGAGATCGTCCCACGCTCCATGCTCGCCGGCGCGCGGCGCCTCCCCCAGCAGGATGGAGTAGGCTTCATCGAGGCTCGGCCATTTGAAGGAGCCATCTTCCCGGTCGGCCTTGATCCGGCAGAAGGGCGTGGCCGCCTTCATGGTGTCCACGAATTCCAGCCCCGGCCGCGTCCAGAGGCGCGTTTCCTTCCCGCGCCGGAGGAGGCACCCCTCGATCACCTGCCGGTCAAAGTCGATGCCGTGGCCCACCACCATCTCGGCCTGGGCCGCGAAGCCACAGAGCATTCCGAGCGCGACCACCTCCGAGACGCCGCGCTTCGCCGCGGACCGGGTGGAGATGCCGTGCACCGCCTCGGCGCCGGCGCGCACCTGCCGTCCCTCCGCCTTCACGTGGACCTGGAAGTGGTCGGAGTCGGCACCGTCGATCACGAGCTGGGCGGCGATGCTTACCGCCCAGGGCTGGGATGGATCGTCGAGAGGGCGATCCCGTTTCAGTAGGTCGGACGTTTCCGCGTCCACGAACAGCAGCGCGCTCATGCTCCTGCGATCTCCCTGACCTGGTGGGTCACGTCCTCGGCCGACAGCTCGCCGCGGGTGCGCCGCTCATGGAGCCCGTAGATTTCCTGGAGGATCTCGATGTCCTCGCGCGTGGGGACTGACGGGAGCTTCTTGCTCGCCGCCGTGTCGTAGGAGGCGAGGGACTTCTCGTTCGTTGCGCGGGCGAGCGCCTGCGAATAGGCGTGGAAGGAATCGGAGGACAGGCCGGGTTGGGGCTGGGGGGCGGATAGGCCCGGCCTGTCCTCCTGCTCGCCCGGCGACACGGGCGAGGTCTCGGTGGGGGTGTCGAGCACCTGCTCGACACCCCCCTGTTCTTCATGCGGCGGCTCGGCGGCGGTCTCGCGTTCGACATGATCGAGGGAGAAGCCGGGCTTCGGCGTGCTGGCCTTCAGCCGGGAGGCGAGCGTCGGGTACTCCGGCGTCACGTCGCGGATGTCGCGATAGTCGGCCTCGTCCTCGATGCGCAGCGCGTCGGCGAGCTCGGGGGAGGCGGGCATCCGCTTCATGAGCCGGCGGATGACGGTCTTCTTCGCCATCTCGCCTTCGTCGGTGGCCCACGGTGTGGACTTGATCTTCTTTTCCTGAAAGGCCTTCCATCCATCGGATCGGTCGCGGATGCGGTGGACATCGCGCAGCGACATCACCTCGAAGTCCATCTCGCCGCTCGTGAGCTTCACCACGGCGTAGTAGGCGTAGGCTTCGCCACGGTCCTGCGCGAGGTTCGGCTTGTGGTGCAGGCGCTTGTTGTCGCCCAGCACGCACTCGAACTCGTCGCGCTCGCAGACCTCGTGGGCATAGGAAGCAGCAATCTCGCCGGACTGGCGGCCGAGCTTGATGAGGCCGCGGTAGCCCACGCGCAGCTGCGGCGCGAGGCGGCGCTCTTGGCTGTTCCAGCCGGTGATGAGGTAGGCCTCGCCGAGCTGGGGATCCAGCAGCAGGCCCAGCGCCGCCGCCTTCGACACTTCGTTGAACACCGCCTCTGGATCGCATTTTAGGAGGTTCGGGTGCTGGCGGAGTGCAATGGACAGGTTGCGCTCGAAGCGCTCGGGCTTCACGTGGGCGGGCAGGGATGCGAACAGCCCGCCCGCCCGCTCCGGCGGCAGCACCTGCGCCTTGAAGGCGTCGAAGGGCCCGATGGTGGCGACCTGGTTCACGCCGCGTCCTCCTGAGGGAGGAGGCCCACATCGGTCTCGGCGTCGAGGCGCTTGCGCAGCCACTCGGGAATGAAGAGCTTGGCCTCGCCCTCGAAGGCCGGCCACTCGCCGCTTTCGATGCAGCGCGCGAAGGTTTCGATGGCGCGTCGCACCCGGCGGCGGGCATAGCCGATCCAGCTCGCATCCACCTCCACGATGCTCACGGCATAGGGCGGCACCTTCTCGACGCACACCAAGACGAAGGCGGTCATGTCGATGTTGCAGACGGCCTTGAGCCCCATGCCGGTGAGCGCGCCGGCCATGTCATAGCCGCGATCCAGAATCGCGCGTTCCATGGCGCGCGGCGCGGCGTCGGCGGCCGTCTTGAGGTCCACCACCACCCCGTCGCTCACCGGCAGCACGTCGGGCCGGATCTTCAACCAGATGCCGGTGACGGGGTCGCGGTAGATGATGGAGCGTTCGACTTCGCCCTGAAGGAGGCCCTGGCGCACCAGCGGGTGGCGCGCCAGCGAGGCGGCGATCCCCTTGATATGCTGAACCTGATCGGGCGTCAGAACCGTTCTCCCAGCCTCCCGCTGGAAGTCGCGCCATTCCCGCGCAGCCTTGGTGCGATAGTCCGGGTACTCGTCCGGCCGCACCACGAAGCGCTGGCGGAAGCCGGCCTCGCCCAGCAGCAGGGTGTGCGCCGCCTGCCCGAAGTCGAGCGCGTCGGATTGCTCCTGCTCGATCTTCTGCGGGTTCAGATAGCTGGTCGCCCAGTAGTGGGCGGGGCTGCGCAGCTCGATGGTGCGCAACCCAGAAGAGGACACGCCCGGGCCCTGGGTGCAGTCGCCGTGGTAGCGCTCGATGTCGAGGGCATAGACGCCCGGCTCCTTAACGCGCTCGGACGGAAGAAGGTGGAGGAGGGGGAAAGCGGCCGTCATGTCACACCAGCTCCTTCTCGATCGCAAGCCATTCGGGGATATCGAGCACCCAGCCCTCTTCGCCTTCGTCGGCGCGGGTGAGTTCGATCTGGGACAGCGGGAGCCACACGGTCTTCCCGGTGTTGTGGTCGCGGACCTGGACGGCGCGGTCGGTGCGCGCCATGAGGTCCACGTTGAGCTCGAGGAGGTGCGAGGTCCCGGCCATGGCGCGCCTCAGTAGGTGATCGCGACGTGCGGGACTTGCCCCGTCGCAATGAGGTCCACCACGCGCGCAGCCAGCTCAGAGGGAATGCCGACGCCCTCGATGGCGCGCGCCGCGTCGCGGTGGACCTTCTCCCGGTGCCGCTTGTTCGCCTCTCGCCTAGCCGCTGCAGCAGCCTCCGCGGCCTTGGCCTGCTCCGCCTCGCGCTTCACGCGCGCCTCGGTCTCACGGGCCCGCTGCTCTGCCGCCTCGGCCTGGCGCTTCAGCTCCTGCTCGCGCGCCTCGGCCGCTTCCCGCTCCCGCCGGGCGGCCTCCTCGGCGCGCCGGGCGTCGGCGGCGGCCTTCTCCTCGGCGTCGCGCTTGGCCTTCTCCGCCGCCTCGCGGGCGATCCGCTCCTCGCGGTCTCTCCTCTGCCGCTCTTCCATCTGGCGGCGCAGCTCCGCGAGCTCGGCCTGCTCGGCCTCATAGCGCTCGCGCGCCTCGATGCCGGCATCGAGCTGGAAGACGGCGATCTCCTTGGCCCGGCCATAGGCGGCCTCGTATTCCTCGCAGTCCGGGCCGATCACGATGGAGTTCAGCTCGTCCAGGGCGGCGCGCATCTCGGCCGCGGGAATCTGCAGCTGGCTCTTGGCTCCGAGCTGCTCGATCCGGGCGATGGCGGCCTTGTGCGCGGCGACGCGCTGCTCCTCCGTCTCTTCCCAGTCGGTGAGGGGCTTGCGCACCTCCTCGGCCCAGGCGTCGAGCGTGTCCCGGGCGTGCTTGCGGGCCGCGTCGATCTTCTTCGGGATCTCCTTCTGGGCGTCGTTCAGCGCCTTGCCGGTGCCGTCCAGATAGGTCTTCACCTTGGTGATCTTGAAGGCGAAGGACTTGACGTCGGCCCGGCCCTTGGCGGTGGAGATGTCCGGCTCGAAGGCGTCGATCTCCTTGCGCACCATGTTGAGGTAGGGATCGAGCGCGTTTGGGGTGGTGAAGACGGCGAGCGCGTTCTGCTGCTCGATCCTGATCAGTTCGACGTCCATGGGAGGGGCCTTCTTGATGTTGGCGATGACGCCGGCCGCGGCGTCGCCGATGGTTTTGAAGGTCGGGGGCAGCGGCCGGCGGCTCATCGGGCGATGGCCTCAGGCGGCCGCGGGCTCGGGAGCCGCAGCGGGGGGCTGTTCCGGGGCTACATAGGGCTCGAACTGCCAGCTCTCGCCCCACCAGGCGCACACCGTGCCGTCTTCCGCGATGCCTGCCGTGCGGAGGTCGAGCCGGGCGCCGAAGCTCGGGTTGCCGTAATCGGACGGCTTCGTGGATCCGGCGACCGGAGCGTCCAAGGGATCGTCGATGACCTCGAGGACGACCTGCGGCAGGCCGGCGCCCTTGATGTTGTGCTGCGCGCGGGGCGTCACGAGGTCGCCCGGCTTGAACGGGCAACCGGCGGCGTAGCGCTGCGCGACATCCTTCAGGGTCGCCGCCTGTTCTTCCGGCAAGGTTAGTCGGAACGGCCGGGTACCGCCTTCGGCGAGCACGGCAACGAGTGCTTCAGCAAGTCCCATCTTTCACTCCATGGTGGCCCGCGGGCCGTTGTGCGACCGGCACAGCGCCGGGCGCAGATTGGTCAAAGCCGGTTCCGGCGCCGGCCCCTGATCCACATCGACGCGTCCGCCAGCAGCACGCCGAACGCGACGGCGAGCGCGAGCACGACAGCGCAGGTGGCGAGGACCGCGATCATCGGGCGCTCCAGGCGGAGGCGGCCGCGACGAAGAACTGGCCGGGCATCAGGGAGAGGGTGAGCCCCGCCGCCACCGCCTGGGTGGCGATGACCGCGCCGGCCAGCACGGCTTCGGCGAAGGGGGAAAGGGTTGGAGCCGCCGCGCCCAGATCAGGGCATGGGGGGAGGCGCGGCGGCTCAGGCGCGGCCACGATGGCTGCGCTTGTCTTGGACCTGCGACGGCGCAGGAAGGGGAGGGAGAGGCGCATGGTCACTGCGCCTCCAGCTCGTCGCGGCGGTCGCGGATGCTCGCCCGCACCGTTCCGAGTGCATCCTCGAAGGCCGCTTCGACGGACTCTCGGAAGGCTCTGAGGTCCTGTCCCGGGCCGTTGCCCCCGAAGTCGGCGCCGGCATAGTGGGCATCCCAGATGAGCCGCTGACCGTCCGAGATGGCGCGATCCATCAGCTCATTCATCCGGTCGAGGACGGCCTGGAGGTGCTCGATCTGCTCCCGGACGCGCGTCCGCCCATGGGGGTCGGCGAAAGCCTCGCGGTCGTCTGCGCTGTAGCGGAGAAGGGCCATTCCCACCTCCTCAGAACTCGCGGCCGGCGACAGCGCCGACGCGGAGGGCGGAGAAGCCGGAGACCTTGCGGCGGCGGACCGGCAGGGCGGAGGCGGGGCGGATGTGGCCGAAGCGCTGCAGCATTGCGAAGCGCGTCGCGTCGAAATCGAACTCACCGAGGCCCTGGACGGCCAATCCGCGCATCCCGACGGCGGAGGGAATCTCTTGGGCGATCAGGTTCTCCCGCCCCTGGAAGTCGATGATGAACATGGTGTCCGCTCCCCTTTCGATGGGGAGAATGGGTATCAGTCGTACCCATTGCAGTCAAGTATGTTTCGTACCCAATCGCTAGAAATCGTACCCAGTCCTTGCTATGGTCGCTCGCGGCCGCCGCATTCCACACTCCGGTGGAGCTGGCTAAAGCGTGCAGCGGCAACGATTCCCTGAGAAGGGTCCCGGCTGAGTAGGCGGGGAATCGTCTGGCGGATTACCGAGGCGCCGGGTGAAAGAGGGAGCGGGTCACAGTCCACGCCGAACCAAAGCGGCGGACCCCGACGCAGGGTGCTGCGGACGAATACGGCGGCAGGCTGCGGCGAAGCGCCCGATAGGGCCGCAGCTCGCATGCGAGACGTGGGGGTGTCCAAAGCCTCCCCTCGGCCAGCATGCAGCGGAACCTGGTTCGTGCGACGACCGGCCGGCCCCCGATGGTCCGCCGGCGGAAGGCCGCAGCGCCGTGCACGCGCCGGGAGACGCTGCATGTTCTTTCGGGGTGGTATGGCTGGGAGGTTGAAATCTGCGGGATAGAAATAAAATCGGGATTATAGATAAAATATATCTCTCAGAATCCAATTTTTATAATGTTCACAGGCACCTAAGGTGAGAGATGCGCGGGCGGGCAAACGAGCGCGATCTATCGCTCGTTGCAAAAGCAAAGTTTGCGTTCAGATCCAGTGAAAGCCCTTCGCCATCATGTAGGCGAGGCCCAAGGCAACGGCGACGATGGCACCGAAGAGGATGCGGAAATCCCTTTCGGCGCCACACTTCGCTTCACGCACATCGATCCGAAGCCCGTCAACGCTGCGGACCAGATGATCTGACGATGCCTCCAGCTTGGCAACGCGTGCTTCCATGCCGTCAAATGTGCCCCCACCGCCTGTTGGCGGCAAGGGGAGGCGAGGCCGAGAGGCAGGTCATGCGGCTTTGAGCGCCTGCACCTTGCGCTCGAAGCGCCTGAATCGATGATCCAGAGATGGCTTGGCTACGCTCGGCGCGCGGAATTGGTATACCCAATCCCGGAAAATAGTATAAGGACCAAGGTGCATTGGCCCGAGTTCTATCATCTTCCCGGTGCCGCTCTCTTCTATTCTTATGGTGTAAATAGAGTAAAAGGAATCAACAAAATCCTGCTGGGGACTGTGCATCTCCACGATAAATGGAGATATGTCCTTGGGCGTGGCCGAGGCGTTGTAGGCGCGAAACAGCAATTCTGAAAGCTTCAGGGGCCCGGCGATGTCAAATAGGCTTGTAATGAGCAGCAGCACCTTCTGGCCCGACACAGTGTCAACAGCCCACATCAGTCCCTCGGGGTCGAGCTCCAGGCGGCGCAATGCCTCCAGATACTCGCTCCCGGCGGTCAGATAGTGATCTGTAATTGCTGAGCGATCCATGTCACCAATCCATTTGCGCCTACCGCCGCGTCGATCAACTGCCTTGCCTGTCTCCTGGGCATCCGACCAGGATTATAGCTCTGGAGCCGGTTCCAAGACAACGCCAGGTGAAGTGCCGGCGCGAGCGGGCTCTGCGCGTCCAGGGGAATGGCTGCCAGGCTGATCAGCGCTCGCATATCGTGGACATAGAGTTCGGGCCGCGCGTCCCTTGACGGCCAAGTATTGAGCCTCTCGTGGGCCATGATCTTTGCCTTGACGGCGCATTCCATGGCGAAGCCGGCGTGGTTCCATGCCTGCATGGCTTGCGCCTTGTGCCCGGCAAGGATCTGTGCGGCTTCGATTTCCCTCTTGGCCAGTCGTATCCACGCCTCGGGAGTCGCCGGTTGGTCGCTAAGGCTAAAGCTCACGGGGTGTCATCCTCACCCATCGCTCACTCCACGGAGCATCGAATTTGGAACGTGTATCCCCGGCCAGCAGTGGCGATGTCCGTCGGCTCCAGCTTCGCGGCGGACTCGCTTTCGCTCGGATCGATGCCGTTCGCTCGCAGGAAACTGGCCGCAATGTCCGAGCGGATCGCGTAGTTCACGTTCTGGGGCAGGGAGCCGCTCGCCTCCAGGGTTGCCACGTCGTCTAGGCGGGCGCGGGTCACGCCGACCAACTGGCCGGACGTGTTCACCACTGGCCCGCCGGAGTTGCCCGGCTGGATGGGTGCTGAAAGCTGGAAGTGCCGCGTGTCGCCGCCTAGGCCGGAGAGGGAGGACACCTGGCCGCCGGTGAAGTTCAGGCCGTTGTCGATGATGCCGGGCAGGGGGAAGCCGAGGGCATAGACGAACTCGCCCAGCTTGAGCGAGCGTCGCGCGAACTGCACGGCCTCCGTCTTCTTGGGCTCAGCGAGCTGGACCAGAGCGAGGTCGTTGGTTTTGTCCCGTGCGGTGATGCGGGCGCGGCCATAACCCTCAATTGAAGCTGTTGCGCATCCTTCGACGACGTGGGCATTCGTAACGCCGGTCCCCTCCGACCTAACGAAAAAGCCCGTTCCGAATGCGCTTCGTTTGCGTGCTGCGTTCGGAGAGGGGGCAGGCTGAGTTTGCGCTCCCGGAGGTGTGGCTGGCAATGTCTGCGGGGCGCTAGCCGTTCGGGCTATCGTGTCTGGAGCATACTTTACACATCCGCCCAGAGAAGTAAGGGCTGCAGCGGAACCAATCAGAGGAAATGATATTGTTCTGCCGTCTATTTCGAAGTGGAGATTAAGTCCATCTGCAATTAGCTTTATAAGAGATGCGTTATCTATTTCCTCGGTTACAATAACAGAGCTAGATTTATTGAAACCATTGTATTCATACTCATAACTTCTATCAACATGGATAAATACGCGAGATTGTTTTCCTGGGTGGAGGCGTAGTGAGCTGTCTATTAATTTAATGATAAAATTATAATTTCTATCAACTTGAAAAAGGACTGTCGCGCCGTTGGGGGCGGTGAGGTCGGCATTGCAATGACTGAAGCGGCCCGCTTTGTCGTCAAAAGCCGCTGATATTTTCCACAATCCATTTGATGAAAGGTCGATTACTTCGGCCTTGGCTTGGAAGATTGCGATGAGGATCGCGCCAAGAACAGCGGTCAAATTCACCGCAAGCTTTTGCCCCCCAACAAGATGCATCGCTTAAAGCCTCGATATTCGGCAGATCACTCGCCCGATAATATGGATTTCATCCAGCGAAAGCTCGGGGCTGCGGTGCAATGCGTTGTCCGAAATGACCATCACTTTAACGGGGTCCTTCGTGCCCTGGACATATTGCAGCCGCTTCACCTGGATGCCGGTGGGGCCGCTGATGGCATAGAGGCCGTCCTGTGACAGCATGTTCTGTCGGCGGTTCACCAGCACCCGGTCGCCGGCAGTGAGGGTAGGGATCATGGAATCGCCCTCAACGGGGAAAATCTCCACATCAATCTCGCGGGCGCGCAGCTCGCTGTGGAGAAAGTCCTGGGGGACGCGCCATGTGGCCCGCATATTATCGACCACCTGGCCGTCGATGACGATCTCTGGTGCGAATCCGCCGGGGCCGAGGCCGCCGATGACGTCCACTTCGACCAGTTCGCCTGGCTCCAGCTGACGTCGCGCCTTCTTGCGCGCTGCCTTCGCCTGGTCCGGGTCTGGGGGGAAGTCAGCCTCAATTTTGTATTGGCCGTTGGCCACATCGTCACTCTCGATGTGGCTCGTCTCTCCGGTCATTAGCCAAGCGAAGCTGACGTCGAAGGCAGCCGCGTAGGCGCGGCCTGCATCGTTGTCGAAGCCGTTCCGGCCCGTCTCATGAGCCTTGTAGGTTTCTTCGTTCCAGCCGAATTCGCGCGCCGCCGCGCGCGGGCTGCTGATGCCAGCCTTCTCGCGTGCCTGTTTTAGGCGGGAGGCCCGCGCCAGTTTCTCGCCATGCTTGTCCATGGTGCAATTCGTACCCGTGAATGTGGGTACGAGTAATGCCTGCCGCTTGACGTTGGGTGGGTGTTTATCGTACCCAATAGGGTATGAGTCATGCCCGCATCTTCGATCTATGGCCCAGCCTCCGTGCATTCTCGGATGATGCGGGCACGTCCTACGGCACCGCGAAGGCGATGAAGCGTCGCGGGCAGATCCCGCCTCAGTATTGGCAACGGCTGATCGACGGGGCGGCAGCGCGCGATATCGCCGATATCACCTATGAGCGCCTTGCCGCGCTCTACACCGACAATCGCGTCACCCGGACGCCCGCTCCCACCTCCGAGGTGGCGTGATGCGCGTCGATCTCAATGTGATCTTCGCCAGCGCACTGGCGGCGCGGCCGGTTCAGCGCCACACGCCGAGCTCCGGCACCCTACGTTGGCGCGACGACCTGCACTTCTGCGCGCGCCGGCATTTCACACGCACGAACCCCGGCGCTTCGTTGCTCTGGTATCAGCGCAGCCGGTTTCTGATCGGCGGGATTCCACCCTGCGATCCCCGGTGGGCGGTTTGGGCCACCGAATTCCGGGTCCACTTGGCCCAGGCACTCCGCGTCTATCGGAACGCAACACCGGTCCATCGGCGTCCGAGCCGGGCTGAAGCTTTCGCTATCGAGGGCATCTGCGGGTTCGAGCGGAACCGGATTTTCTGGGCGGAGCGCTGACCATGCATCATCGCACCGGACGGAAGATCCGCAGTCGCTCCTTCTCCTCGAATTCGAGATCTCCGGCGATATCGGCCATCGAACGCGGCCCCTTCGGCGCTTCCCCAAGGAGTTTCGCGAACCTGTTGTCCTGCAGCCAGAGGGCGAAGCGGATGGCGTCGTTATCGCCGTCCCGCTTCGTCATCTCCAGGGCCTGTCCGATGTCCTTGGCTGGAAGCATCTCAGCTTCCACCAGGGCTGCGGACAGGGTGAGGGCGAGCCGCTCCAACACGAGCAGCCGCGCCTCCATCTCCTGCTTCGTCATCCCGTTCTCCGTCCTGTGCGGTCACGACTCGCGCCTGCCAGCCCTCGATCGTGCCGCGATGAACCCCACCCGTCGATCTCCCCAGCTTGGCCCATCCAAGCACGGAGAAATTGGGAGATGTCCCAAAAGTCTTGGGAGCAGCGCATGAGTGCCCTCGCCGAGGAAATGCAGGACGGCCTTCGCGCCGTCGCTGGGCCGGGCGGCAGCGTGAAGGAGCGCATTTCCCGCGCCGCGCGTCGCACCGGCTTCGCCTACTGGCGGGTGTTCGACCTTTGGTACGGCAAGGCCCGCCGTATCGACCCCCACGAAATCGAGACCGTCCGGTCGAAGCAAGAGCAAGAGGAGGCCCTGCGTGCCGACACTGACGAGCTACTCGCCCAGGTTCTTGCGCGCGTGGCTGCTCTTGAGGCGGCTCTTGCCGATCGGCGCGCGGGAGAAGCTGCGAGACCGAGCGCTGCGGCAGTCGGACCGGGCGGCTTGGTGGATCGCTTTCTGGGGCGGCCTTCGGGACCGCTGATCGGCGGGCGCTGATGCTGACCGCCGCCGAGCTACGCCGCTACGCCGCCGCGGTCGATGTTCTCCTGCGTGAGTGCATCGGCCGACACAGGTCCCTGAAGCCGAAGGAAGCGCTCTTCCTGAAGCCGGACGTCGAAAAGCTGAAGGCGATGCTCCTGGAGGCCGCCGAGAAGAGGGAGAACGCTGGTGCAAACCCGCTGGACTGACGGCGAGCTGGAGGTGATCCGCCGCATGTGGGCGGAGGGCCACTCGGGCGCGCACATTGCGAACACCCTGGGCGATGCCGGCTTCAACCGGTCGCGCAGCGCGGTCCTCGGGATCGTGCACCGCCTGGGCTTCGTGCGGGATCGCGTTCCGGCGCCAGAGCCGAAGCCTGTTGCGCCGGTCCCCGAGCGCAAGGTGAAGGAGCCGAAGGCGGCGAAGGAGGCCCCTCGGAAGCGCGCGCCGAAGGAAGCCAGTCCGCCGAGGAAGCCGCCGCCGGCCGAGCCGGAGCCCGAGGTTGTTTCCGCGCCGGCGCCGCGCCCCCTGTCGCCGGCCGGTGGCGTCGCCCTGGTTGATCTGGAGCACTGGCACTGCCGGCGCATCGTCGCCGAGCAACCCTATCGCTTCTGTGGGCAGGAGAAGGCGTTCGGCACTTCGTGGTGCTCGGCCTGCTGCGAGCGCGTGTTCACGCCCGAGGGCATGGAGCGGATGCGCGTGGGGCGGAAGCCGCCGCAGCGCGTGAAGGCGGCAGCATGAGCCGGTTCGACCGCGAGCCCGGCCTCGCCACCCCGGAGGATTTCCGGCGCGCGGCGCATGAGGCGCAATCCGAGTTGCTGCGCGCCGATGTCTTCGACGCCGAGAAGCGCGAGCGCATCGAGCGGCGCATCGCGCGGTTCAACTCGATGGCCCGCCGCCTGGAGTGGTTGGCAGCCCAGCCGGGGAGGGCGGTGGCATGAGCTGGCCCTTCGGCGACCTGCGGCCTCTGTCCTACGGGCTCATCATGGTCGATTTCCCTTGGCGCTTCGCCAATTGGTCGGCGAAGGGCGAGGTGAAGAACCCTGTCGCCCATTACGACTGCATGTCTCTAGCCGACATGAAGGCCCTGCCGGTTGCCGCGCTCGCCGCGCCCGACTGCCTCCTGTGGATGTGGGCAACCAATCCCATGCTGCCGCAGGCCTTCGAGGTCATGGCGGCGCTGGGCTTCACCTTCAAGACCGCCGGCCACTGGGTGAAGCGCACCGCCACCGGAAAGCTCGCCTTCGGGACAGGCTACGTGCTGCGCAGCGCCGGCGAGCCCTTCCTGATCGGGACCATAGGTAAGCCGGCCACCTCGCGATCGGTGCGCTCGGTGATCGAGGCGCCGGTCCGCGAGCACTCACGCAAGCCGGACGCGGCCTATGCCGCCGCCGAGGCGCTCGCGCCCGCCGCTGTCCGGCGCGCGGACCTGTTTTCGAGAGAAGTGCGGGAAGGCTGGGACGCCTGGGGGCGGGAAGCCGGGAAGTTCAACACCGCCGCATAGGAGCACACCATGGCACGAGGTCGCCCCAAGGGATCGAGGAACAAGCCGAAGGTCATTCCTGCGAACACCAATGCGTCGCCGCCGGCGCCTGCGAACCACAACCAGCTCACGGACGAGCAGCAGCAGGCGCTCTTCGAGCAGCACAAGAAGAAATACGAGCACTTCCTCGCGCTGAAGAAGAAGGCCGACGCGGACCTCAGGAACGCCTGCAAGCTCGCGAAATCCGAGCTGGGCGACGGCGCGGTGGATTCCATCAAGGACGCCATCGAGCTGGAGACGGAGGAGGGCGAGGCCCGCTTCAAGGCGCGGGTTGAACGCCAGATCCGTGTCGCCCGCTGGCTGGGGCTCGATGTGGGGACCCAGGGCGAGCTTTTCGGCGCGGACCGCACGCCGGGCGATGACCGCGCCTTCGGCGAGGGGAAGCGCGCCGGCATGGCCGGCAAGGAGCGCCGGGCGCCCTATGACGCCGCGACCTCTCAGTTCCGCAAGTGGCTGGAGGGCTACGACGCTGGGCAAGAGGTGAACCGCTCCCTGCTGCAGGACAGCCTCAAGCCGCTGAGCCCGAAGACGGCGCCGGACGACGCCGATCCGTTCGACGACGCCCTGGAGGGCGCTGAAGTCGCCGGGAGCGTCTGACATGCGCATCGCCGGCCTTGATATCGCGACCAACACCGGCGTGGGTCTCATCCTCGGAGAGGAGGTCCGCGCCCTGAGCTTTCGCCCGAGGGAGAAGCGGCCGTTCGGCCTCGGCCCCGGAGAGGTGGACTTCGCCTATGAGGGCCGGCTGGCGCGCGAGTTCCGGGACTGGCTGCGGCCGCTGCTGGTTGCCGAGGCCATTGAGGCGGTGGGGATCGAGAAACCGCTCCCCCCGAACGTCACCTATCGCAAGCCCATCGTGGATCGGAACACCGAGTGGGCCGGCACCGCGATCCGCTACGAGGAGAAGGGCGGCACCACCATGGCCACCATCTTCCGCATCTACAGCTTCGTGGCAGAGGCGTGCGAGCTGTGCGCCCGCCTCAACATCCCCGTGCACGTCTTCTCGCAGGACGCCTGGCGCAAGAGCTTCCTCGGCTTCTCCAAGGCGCCGAAGGGCACCACGGACGGCTCCGCGTGGCTCAAGGCCCAGGCGAAGGCCCAGTGCGGCCGGATCGGGGTGGCGGTGAAGAACGCCGATGCCGCCGACGCGGTGGGTGTCGTTTGGCACCTGCGTGGCATCGTGGAGCCGATGAAGCACGGGCTCTTCGCGGCGGCTGAATGATCGGGCCATGGCCACAGAGCTGGAGCGGCTGCGGGAGGAGAACGATCTCCTCCGGCTGAGGGTCGAGGAGCTGGAAGGCATCCTGCTGCGGCCTGTGCTGCCCCGATCCCTGAAGCTGACCAAACGAGAGGGCGAAATTCTAGCTGTGCTGCTTGCGCGACCGCTTTCCAGCCGGAGCGACCTGATGACGGCGCTGTACAGCCTTGAGGCGGGCGATCCGCCGGATGACCAGATCATCGCGATTTTCATCGTGAAGCTTCGGAAGAAGCTCGGCCGGTTCGGCATCACGATCCAGACGCAGTGGGGACAGGGCTGGTTCCTGACCAACGAGGACAAGGCAAAGGTGAGGGCGTTGTCATGAGGGAAGACGACTCCGACCACATCGCCGGCGAGCTGACGAAGCGCATCGAGCAGGTGCTCGACACCTATGCGCCCGGCTGGGTCGAGCACCGCGGCAAGGCCTACCTGACCTCGAAGGGGCCGAAGAACCTGGGCAGCTTCCAGGTGAACCTCCAGGGCCAGCACCGGGGGCAGTTCTACCGCTTCTCCCAGCAGATCGGCGGCGGGCCGATCAAGCTGCTCGCCTACCTAATGAACGGGACCGTCGGCGAGCCCGGCCGGGAGGACTTCCGCCGCGCCTTCGAGGAGGCGCGCGCTTTCCTCGGCATCCGGGGGCAGGTGAACCACGAGGCGGTGGCCCGTGCTCGCCAGCAGAGCGAGGAGCGCCGGGCGGAGGCGGTTCGCAAGGAAGAGCAGCGCCGCGCCCGCCGCGCCGACACCGCCGGCGAGATGTGGACCCAGTGCGTGCCCATCGCCGGCACGCTGGCGGAGCGCTACCTGCACGGCCGCGGCATCCCCACGCCGCCAGTGGGCTGGCCGGACGTGCTCGGCTTCCATGCCGGGCTCCAGTACGAGCTCGAGGCGCAGTGGCAGGACGGGCGTAAGGTCCGGGACGGTCGCGTGTTCCCGTGTCTCGTGGCCCGGGTGCAGGACATGGCGGGCGACACCATCGCGGTGTGGCGCATCTTCCTCAACCCTGAGACCGCAGGGAAGGCGCCCGTCGAGAATCCGAAGGTGGGCTTCGGCCCGGCGCGGGGCGGCGCGGTGCGCATCGGCGGGCTCGCCGAGATGATCGGGGGCGGGGAGGGGCTGGAAACCGCCCTGGCCGCCTGGAGCCTGGAAGGCTACCGGCACCCCGTGTGGGCGATGCTCTCCACCTCCGGGATGATGACGTTCGAGCCGCCGATCGAGGTGCAGCGCCTGCGGCTCTATCCCGATGGCGACCTTCCGCGCCGGCTGGATGATGGCTCCATCGGCGCGGCGCCCGGCATCGCCGCGGCGTGGAAGCTACGGGACCGGCTCGCGCCGGCGGGGATCCCGACGGTGATCAACACGCCGCCGTTCAATAGCGACTTCCTGGACGTGTGGAACGCGGTGCGGGGGGTGATGTGAAAAGCTTAGATGTCACCTCGAATTATTGTGTCAATTCGCTTCTCAATTTCAGTGAGGAGGCGTTGATCTTCAATATTTCTTTTTCTCATAAACTGGAAAAATTCCTCCATGGCAGCCTCTGGGTCGGTCTCGACTATTCTATATGTGAGATCATACATGCAGTTGATCAGCTTTTTACACACTTCTCCATCGCAGTCTGGGACCACCTGTTCGATGATGCGTTCGATGAGCGGGGCTCCAGGCTCCACTTTGAAACGCTTTGCAATTTCCGCTGGAATGTCTCCTGGGCTTTCAAAGTCCTGCAGCAGCCCGTGTGTCATTCCCGCGAGCGTAAGCGCTCTGTCGTCTGCTGGTATTCTTGCCCGTATGTGATCTCGTTCCTTAATAAGGTGGGGAAGCGCGGTTACATTGAGCTGCTTAAGCGCCATTCGCCAAGCAAGAAGTGCGGCGAGCGCAGCGATTGCTGCGCCGATAACGGTTGCTGCCGGCCCGGCGAAGTCTTTCAAGGTGGAATAATCCATAGCAAATATTATCCTACGCGGGCCGTAGCGATTGTCGAGGGCGGTTGCAGCGTTGCGCCGCGAGCCTGGGGAAATGTCCCAGAAAATGGCAGCCCAGAACCGTCAATCAGTGGCCATGGCGAGTGGACAGCGGCGTGAAACGTGAGCTTCCACACAACCTCGCAGCCGAACGCGCGGTCCTGGGCGCCTGCCTCAAGAGCGACACGGCCTTCTGGGGCGTCGCGGATCGGCTGCGCGCCGACCAGTTCTTCCACCCTCTGCACCAGCAGGTGTTCTCCGTGATCCGGGACATCTGCACCGAGGGCCGGCTGTCCCTGTCTCTCGTCGCCTCCCGCCTGCCTGCGGAGGACGAGGAGGGCCGGTCCATGATGAGCTACCTCGCGGTGCTCCTGAAGGACGCGGAGGACGTGGGCTCGGTCGAAGACTTCGTGCCCGACATCGCCGAGGCGGCGGCGCGCCGGCAGCTCATCCACCTCGCCGAGAGCGTGCTCAAGGGGGTGAAGGCCGGCGAGAAGGGGGCGATGGACCTCGCGTCCGAGGCGAGCGCGGCCATCCTCGATGTGATGCAGGTGGCGAGCCCGAAGCGCCCCCAGCGGATCGGCGACCTCGCCCAGAGCGTCGCCGGCGCCTCCCGCATGGCCAACGAGCGCGACGTGATGCCCGGCTTCGGCACGGGCATTCCGAGCCTGGACGAAATCGTAGGCCGCCTGCTCGCCGGCGACCTGATCTTCCTCGTGGGCTCGCAGGGCGACGGCAAGTCGGCTCTCGCCATGCAGGTGGGGATGCACGTCGCCATGTCCCGCCCGGTCCTCCTCTGCCAGATGGAGATGACCGCGGAGCAGGTGGCCGCCCGGGAGCTTGCCGCCGCGTCCGGTATCACGGTGGGCGATATTCAGGAGGGGGCGTTCGATTTCGCCCAGCGCGACGCCATGCTCCAGGCGCAGCAGTGGCTCGCCGGCCCGGACATGATGGTGCTGGACGATTCCCGCATGACCATCCGCCAGATCCGGGCCCACTGCATCGCCCTCAGGCGGACCCGCGGGCTTGGCATGCTCATTATTGACCAGCTCGACAAGATCAAGTCGGAGGGCCGGCACAAGGACCGCTTCGAGCGCCTGGCGGAGATCACCGGCGACCTGAAGGTCCTGGCGAAGGATCTCATGGTGCCCGTCCTGGTGCTCGCCCAGCGCACCCGAGGCGCCCAGCGGCGGGACGATCCCACGCCGCAGATCAACGATGCCGACGCCCCTTCCATCGAGCGGGACGGAGACATCGTGCTCGCCGTCTGGCGCAAGGAGAGCTGGCTGCGCCAGAACCGCCCGCACAAGGACGCTGGCGCCGAGAAGCACGGCAACTGGGAGACCCAGCTCGCCCTCTGCGCCGGCAAGGCCCAGGTGATCTCGCTCAAGCACAGACGCCGCAAGCCGTTTGAGGAGCGAACGCTGAAATGGATCGGCAAGCTCACCCGCTTCGAGGAGCTGACATGACCCGCGCAGAGAAGCTCATTGCTGCCGCCCGCCTCGCCCGCGCCCGCAAGGGCTATGAACGCTCGCTCGCCCATGACCGGGAGCGGGAGCACGCGCGCGCCATGATGTACGGCGCCCAGGACTGGGACGCTGGCCGGGATACCGAGTGGGCGCGGGCCTTCGTCGCCCAGCGCGCCAAAGTGGAGGGCGCCGAGACCGCCAAGCGGAAGGCCGGCGACCCCCTCAACCTCACGGGACACACCAAGACGGCCAAGCCGAGCAAGGTGGAGCGGAAGGCCCGGGCGAAGGCCGCACCGAAGCAGGAGATGGTGGTGGATGGTGACGGCATCCTGCGGAAGGTTGAAGTGCGCGGTATGCCTTTGCGCTCCGGCCTAGAGGAGCAGCAGCGCCGAGCAGTGGAGGACTTCTCGCGCGATTGGGAGATGGCCCTTCGGTCTATGCGCTGCCGCGGCTTCGAGCCGGTCGTTGCGGGTAAACCCGTCTTCGAGCACCTGCATCGCGTGCAGGCCCAGGACCGGCTCCGAAACCTTGAGGAGCAGCTCGGGTCCCGTGACTGGACGGTCCTGGTGGCGATGGTGGTCTACGGCGTCGGGACGGCGGAAGCCCACCGGAGAGGTGCTCCCCAGCACGTCATCGTCTCCGCCGAGATCAAGCGCATACTCAACCGCGTGGCGGCCTTCTACAGCCCTGGTGTGCGCCACCGGGATGCGCTCCTCGAAGCCTGCTCGGCTGTGATCTCGGAAATGGAACGCCAGTTGAATTGACGCCAGATTACTTCGCCGGACTATTTTTCGGAGCTTCTTCCCTCTTCCGTTCCGTCGCTTCGGCAACGCCTTCATCGTAGCCGTGCTGGTATTCCGTCTTACCAGCCGGAATTGCGTGTGAAGGGATGCCAGGATTTATTCCCGGAGAAATTGTGTGAAAGCCATCAAGAAAGCCATCGGTGAAACTCTTCTTCGGGTTTGCAGGAACTCGTTTTTTTGCCATGGGGGAATCACGAGCCTCTCGGTTGTGCCTGGGGCTTGCCTCATATGGGACTTCGATGCTGCTAAGGCAAAGTGGTGGAGCTGCCCGCCCGCAAATAATTGACTGAGGACTCGGTTCGTGATTCGTTCTCTTTATCGACCACGAATCGCTCTTGCGTCGACCTCCGGGACGGACCAGACGCATAGCCCCGCCGCCGAGTTTGCTCCCTCTTTCGCGGCGGCGGGGCTCCTCAGAACACGAGGGAGATGATCGCTCCAGCTCCCGCGAAGAGCGCAGCTAGCGCGGCAAAGCGCGACTGCATCCTGATCGCTTTGATGACGGCCGGCACACCGGCATTGCCCACCCCCATGAACATCTTCGTCGGAACGTCGGGGATGTGCCAAAACGCGCCAAGCAGGCCGCAAACTGCGGCGGTAACGGAGCATAGGCCAGAAGCGATTTGCGCGATGGTCACGGTTCCCTCCAGCACGGCGTGAGCTACGCGAAGAAATCAAACGGATTTCAAATAATCAAATGGCTGCTCCCCGCGGAGGTAAGCGCCCCGGTGCGGGTCGGCCGAAAGGCTGCAAAACCAAGCGCCGGCGGGAAGTCGCGCAGCGCGCGGTCGCAGAGGGCATCACGCCCATCGAGGTCATGCTGCTGGCCATGCGGGAGGCGGCAGAGCGGAATGAAATGGCCGAAGCCGCGAAGTTCGCGCAGATGGCCGCGCCCTACATCCATCCCCGGCTCCAGGCGATCCAGCACACCGGCCGCGAGGGCGGCCCCATCGAGGTGGCGGACATGAGCCGCAACGACCTCGCCCGGCGCATCCTGCACATGCTGAGGCCTGAGAAGACCTGAGCTTCCGAGCATCCAACGCGTTCCCGCCCGCCTTGTGCGGGCTTTTTTGTGCCCACAGCAACCAGCACCAAGCGAGGGTCAAATGGCCTACGACGATTATCTCTCCCAGCACGGGCGCAAGTTCGGCATCACCCGCTCCAACCCCACGCGGGTGGTGCTCGATGGTGCCGTCCAGCCGCTCGCCGGCACCGATCCGGTGGCCTTGCCCACCTTCACCGTCGCCACGGCGCCGGCGGCCGCCAGCTTCGCGGCCTCCCTGATCTACGTCAGCGACGGCGCCGCCGGCTCTCCCATCGTCGCCTACTCGGACGGGGCGAACTGGAAGCGGGTGGACACCGGCGCCACCATCGCGGCGGCCTGACCATGACGGTGATCGCCTATCGAGCTGGCGTGATGGCGGCCGACCGCGCCATCACCTCCACCCAAGGCATGCTGGCCGGCGGGGTCGCCAAGATCACGCGCACCTCCGCCGGCTGGCTCGTCGGGGCGTGCGGGCACCTCTCGGCCATGGCGGGCGTCCGCGAGTGGGCGGAGGCCATGCTGCACATGGGCGACGCGTTCGTGCCGCCGCAGGGCAACCTCACCGACATGGACGCGATCTTCGTCTCGCCAACGGGCCGGGTGCACTATTTCGACGGCCACGGCTTCCCGGTTGAGGTGACCGGAGAATATTTCGCCATCGGCGGGGGCGAGCCCTACGCCATGGGCGCCATGGCCGTCGGCGCCGATGCCATCCAGGCGGTGCAGGCAGCGTGCATGCTTGGTGCGGGGCTCGGCGGCGGCATCGACGTGGTGAGGCTCACGGGTGGCTGACCTCGCCGAGGTGAGGCAGATGCTCGACGGGCTCCCGCCCCAGGAGCTCGCCCGCCTCCAGGCACAGGTGCGCGCCGCGGTGCCGGACCTGTGGGTGCCGAACTTCGGGCCGCAGCTCGCCGCCCAGAACAGCCCGGCGGACGAGCTGTTCTATGGCGGCGCCGCAGGCGGGGGGAAGAGCGACCTCCTGCTGGGCCTCGCCCTGACCCAGCACGAGCGATCCATCATCTATCGCCGCCAGTACACGGACCTGGGCGCACTCGTGGACCGCTCCGGCCAGATAGTCGGCCACACCAACGGGCTCAACCGCTCACCGCCGCCCATCTTCCGCCTGCCCGAGCGCATCGTGCAGTTCGCGGCCATGGCGCGCGAAGAGGACAAGCAGGCGTTCAAAGGCCGGCCCTTCGACCTGATCGGCTTCGACGAACTGCCCGACTTCACGGAGAGCCAGTACACCTTTGTGACCGGCTGGAACCGCACCTCCAAGGTGGGCCAGCGCTGCCGCGTCGTCTCCGCGGGCAATCCGCCCACCACGGTGGAGGGCTACTGGATCATCCGCCGGTGGGGGCCGTGGCTCGATCCGCGCCACCCGCGCCCCGCCAGGCCCGGCGAGCTGCGCTGGTACGCCATCATCGACGGCGAGGACACGGAGGTCTGGGGGCCGGGCCCGGTCTACCACCCGAAGACGGGACAGCCTGTCATCAACCCTGCGACGGGCGAGCCGGTGCTGGCGCGGTCCCGCACCTTCATCCGCTCCGGGGTGGCCGACAACCCGGACATGATCGACGCGGGCTATCAGAACACGCTCGCCGCCATGCCGGAGCCCTACCGCTCCGCCTATCTCGAAGGCCGTTTCGACGTCTCCCTGAAGGACGACGAGAACCAGGTGATCCCCACGCGCTGGGTCATGGAGGCGCAGCAGCGGTGGACGCCGGACACCCCGTTCGGGCTGATCCCCATGACGGTGATCGCCTGCGATCCCAACGGCGGCGGGCGGGACCGCTGCATCCTCGCGCCCCGGTATGGCGGCTACTACCAGCCGCTGGTGGAGGTGAAGGGCATCCGGGTGGATGACGCATCGGCGGTGGTGCGCGAGGTGGCGGCCGTGATGCGCGACCGCTGCCCCGTCGTGATGGACATGGGCGGCGGCTACGGCGGCCTGCCCACCAACATGCTCAAGAGCAACGGCTTCACCGTCGTGGGTTTCAACGGCTCGGCCCCGAGCACTGCTCGCACCAAGGACGCCGCGAACCTCGCCTTCTTCAACAAGCGCGCCGAAGCCATCTGGCGGCTGCGCGAGGCGCTCGATCCAGCCCAGCCCGGCGGCTCCCATGTGGTGCTCCCGCCGGACGATGAGCTTCGGGCCGACCTCTGCGCCGCGCGGTTCGAGCTGACGCGCTCCGGCATCAAGGTGGAGCCGAAGGAGGACATCAAGGAGCGCATCGGCCGCTCGCCGGACAAGGGCGACGCCGTCGTCATGGCCTGGTCCGAGGGCGAGCGTGCCAGCGCCGAGGCCGTCGCCGCCCGCAACCGGGAATGGGGCATCACGCCCCGCGGGCAGGAGACCACCGCCAACCGGGGCTATGCCCACATCAAGAGGAAACACGGCTGATGGCCCGCTATTGCTTCGACACCAAGGTGCCTGATCCGCCGCCGCCCCAGCGCATGCCGGACAGCGAGGATCCCTCCATCGTCGAGGCGCGCCGGCGCCGGGTGCAGGACACCCTCGCCACCTCGTCCAGCAAGCGCTCGAAGACGCTGTCGGAGGGCACCATCGCCACGCCCGGCACCGGCCCCTACACCGCCACCAAGGCGTCGGGCACCTCCTGATGAGCCTGCTCGCCAAAGCACCGGGACCGCAGGACGGCAGCATCCTGCGCTTTGACCCGGCCTATTGGCAGATCGACTTCAACATCCAGTGCGCCGCCTCGCTGGTGACCGCCGGCGACCGGGCGCTGGAGCTCTCCTGCACCTTCAGGACTGATAAGGACCTGGTCGGCCTGATCTGGCACAGCGTGGACGCGGAGAGCCATCAGCTCTATCGCTACGCTACGGACACCGACTATCGCGGCTGCGTCCTCAGGTTCGATTTCCGGCTCACCAACCTCCTGCCGCTCGATCACGACCGTGGGCTGGTGCTCACCGCCATCGAGAACAACGAGGCGGAGACGCCCTATTACGTCCGCCTGGAGAACTATCGGATCGCCGGCACGCCCATGAATGGGCGCGTGCTTCTCGACTTCTCGGCCGTGCAGGGTGGCTTCAACCTTCCCGCGGAGGCGGTGACGATCCCCTGGCACAACATCAAGCGGTTCTTCATCGGCGTGATTCCATCGGCCTATGTGCCGTTGGAGGACAGCGCGGCGCGGCTCCCCATCGAGGAGGTGGAGGCGACGCTGGAGCTCTACAACATCTTCTGCACCGGCTCCCGGACCAGCCTCAGCGTGTGCACCGCGCCCCAGCCGGCCCATGGCCTGCGCATCGCCGACGGTCTCGACGACGCCTATCACCTGACCCCGCAGCGGATCGTGGATGGCGTCCGGCGGCTCGGCTACCGCGGCTGGTATGTCCTCTACCTCGGCATCACCCACATGCATCAGGTGAGCTGGGACGCGGGAGAGGGGCGGTTCATCGTCGATCCGCGCAAGCCCGTGCTCAACGCGCCCACCCGGGCGTGGCTCACCGACCTGTTCATGCGGCTCGCTGGCACCGGCTTCCGCATCGTGGTCTCGCTCTCCTACGAGGTTCTGAAGAGCGTGTGCCCCTCGGCCTGGATGCAGCGGGCGTGGAACGATGCGCCGGCCCAGACCGGCTGGGAGCCGCCCTCGACGCTGATCGCGCCCACGAACACCGCGGGCCTCGACTATCTCACCGCCATCTTCGGCTGGTGCATGGACACGCTGAAGGCCATGGGCGCGCCCCTGTTCTTCCAGGTGGGCGAGCCCTGGTGGTGGGACGGGACCTATACCGACGGCTCGCCCTGCATTTACGACGCCGGCACGCGGGCGCTCTTCACCACCGAGACCGGGTTCGCGGTGCCGACGCCCTTCCTCCAGTCCTCCTTCGATCCCGTCGGGCCGCACGGTCCCTATCTTTCGTGGCTCCGGGACAAGCTCGGCGCCTCGACGCTTTACCTAAGGGACCACGTGAAGGCGGCGCACCCCGACGCCACGAGCCTGATCCTGATCTTCACCCCGCAGGTGCTGAACCCGGCCGCGCCCATCCTCGAGGTGCTGAACTTCCCCTATCGCGCGTGGCGCTCGCCGGCCTGGGACATCGTCCAGCTCGAGGATTACGACTGGGTCATCCCCGGCGAGTGGACGCTCCATTCCGGCACGCTCGCCGCGGGAATGGGCAAGCTCGGCTATGACCTCGACCGGCTCCACTTCTTCGGCGGCTTCAACCTCCTGGCCGACACCGCCGACACCATCTGGCCTCGCATTGACCAGGCGCTGAACGACGGATTCCAGTGGGGCGTGGCCGAGACCTATGTGTGGGCTCGGCCGCAGGTGTGGCGGGATGGCTTCCTGTGGCAGGCGTCCGCCGAGACCGAGGCCTGCACCTGCGGCTGCGCGGACTATGAGGGCGGACCCATCCGCTCCGGCGGCTTCTCCTTCATTCCGGCGCCGGGCACCGGCGGCAATCCCGTCCCGCCCTATGAGGACCCCGGCGACTTCGACGATATCCGCAAGCCGCCGTCCGACCTCCAGATGGTGGGCAACAGCTTCGGCGACGTGCGCTTCTCCTGGAGCCCGAACGGCGAGGATCCCGGCGAGGTGAGCTACACGCTCACGATCTATGATCCCTCCACCGGCGCGGCCGTGCGCACAGTGGAGATCGCCACGCCGACCGTGGTCGAGGGGCGGGTGCGGTTCGATTACCCCGTTGAGCTGTCCGCCGACGACTTCGGCTTCGCCCCCACATTCCTTGTCTGGCGGGTCGCCACCAACGGCGAGGCGGCCGCCGGCCTTTCGGGGGCGGTGCCCATCGACAACGCGGCCATCGTGAAGCGCGCGGTGATGTTCTGCGGGCAATCGAACGCCCTCGGCCACTTCACCACGCTCTCGGGCGCCACGCTGGCGCAGGGCTCGGCAGCGGCGTTCCGGCGGGCGCTGGCCGAAGCGTTGGGCCTGAGCCATGTGGAGGTGATCCCGGTGCAGGCGGCGTGGGGCTCCTCCGCGGCGGATCGCTGGGCGGACGACAATCCCTCCTCCGGGACGAACTATTGGTGGGACCTCGACGCCGGCATCAGCGGCCCGCGCCTGTCGCAGGCCATCGCCATCGGCGCGGGGCTCGGCGTGCCCGTCTCCGCGATCATCTGGGCGCAGGGCGAGAACGACGCCTCCGCCACCTCAGAGTTCGAGACCACGCGCCATTCGGACGCAACGCGCTTCCGCACCGCCATGGAGCGGATTTTCTCGGACCTCAGGGCGGGCCTCGGCAACGCAGCGCTGCCGATCTGGATCCAGACGCTGGGCCGCGCCTTCTATGGGGCCGGCGAGCCGCCGCCGGAGCCCATCGGCGCCACCTATAAGGCCTATCGCGACGTCCAGCTTGCCGTCGCCGCCGCGGACGCGAACATCCGGATCGGCTCCTGGGTGCCCGGAGCCGAGGACTGGGAGAACTATGTGGTGGAGATGCCCGGCCCCGGCCGCATCCACTATCTCGCGCCGGTCTACCAGACGACGGCAGCCGAACTGGCGGAGGCAGTGGCGGAAATGCTGGATCGCGCCGGCGCGCCGCCCGCCTGGACGCTGATGGAGCCGCCGACGGGCATCGGCGCCGCGCGCGAGGCGAACGACGACATCACGGTGAGCTGGGACGGAGACCCGGGGGAGGGCTTCGCCGTCATCAACATCTCCGTCACCACCGGGGCGCGCCTTTCCTACACCGAGGTCACCGGGCCCGCCCTCACCTTCTCGCAGGCCGACCAGCAGGCGGCCTATGGCCAGCTGGCCGGCTATGTCGCGGTCTACGTGATGCGCCGCTCCGGCGGCGTGGTGGGCCCCTCCACATATTCCGTGATCGAGGTGCCGGCATGAGGCAGCGCTGGAAAGACGAACGCACCCCTTCAGACAAGGCGAAGGTGGTGATCGAGCTTGGCGACCGCCTGTTCTCCAACCGCGCCACCATGGAAAGCCTGTGGCAGCAGATCGCGGACCAGTTCTATCCGGAGCGGGCGGAGTTCACGCTCCAGCGCACGCCGGGCGCCGAGTTCGCCGACCACCTCATGACCTCCTATCCGGTGAAGCTGCGGGAGGAGCTGGCGTCCTCGATCCAGGCGATGCTCCGCCCGCCGGGCCAGAAGTGGTTCGGCATGTCCTCCGGCCGGGAAGAGATCGATCAGGACGATTCCGCCGCCCCCTGGCTGGAGCGCAACAGCCTGCGGCTGTGGCGGGCGCTGGAAGACCCCAAGGCGCTGTTCATGCGCGCCACCACGGCGGCGGACCACGACTTCGTGGCGTTCGGGAACGCGGTTCTCACCGTGGAGCGCCATCCCACGGGCGTCGGGTTCCTGCTCCAGAACTGGCACCTGAGGGATGTGGCCTGGGCGGAGAACGCCCTGCGCGAGGTGGACACGGTGGCGCGCCGCTTCAAGGGCACGGCGCGCGGCCTCTTGCAGGAGTTCGGCCGGCAGAACGTCTGCGACAAGGTCGCGGAGATGATGGAGAAGAACCCCTACGGCGACGTGCCGTGCTTCTCCGTCGTGGTGCCGGTGGAGGTGTGGGACTACGCCTATACCGGGGAGAGCGAGAACGCGAAGGCGCGTCGCCGCGAGGCGTTCCCCTTCATGCAGATCGTGGTGGACAAGGCCCACGAGCACGTCATGCGGGAGACCCCGCTGCGCATCAATCCCTATGTGATCGTGCGGTGGCGGCTTTCGACCCTGTCCCCGTATGCCTTCGCGCCGCCGACCATCATCGGCCTGCCGGACGCTCGGCTTCTCCAGCGCATGACGCTTTCCATGCTGGAATCGGCGGAGAAGGGCGTGGACCCGCCGCTGATCGCCCGCGGGGAGAAGCTGAGGGGCGGGGTCAACGTCTATGCCGGCGGCGTCACCTATGTGGACCCGGACTACGACGACCGGACCGGCAAGGTGGTGGAGGCGCTGTTCGAGACCCAGGCGTTCGAGCCGGCCAAGGAATTCTACGACCGCCACATGGCGATGATGAAGGACCTCTTCTACCTCAACAAGCTGACGCTGCCCGAGTTCAAGGACATGACGGCGTTCGAGGTGCAGAAGCGGATGGAGGAGTTCGCTCGCGCCGCGACGCCGCTCTTCGGCCCGCTGGAGGCCGAGTACAACGGGCGGGTGCTGGAGAAGTCCATCGCCATCGGCTTCCAGACCGATCTCTTCGGGCCGCGCGAGGAAATCCCGGCGGTCCTGCGCGGGCGGGAGCTGGCCTTCACCTACAAGTCCCCCCTGCGGCAGGCGGCGGAAGAGGTGAAGGCGCAGCAGCTCGGCACTGGCCTCCAGCTCATGCAGGGCGCGGCGGCGTTCGACCCGACCGTTCCGCAGAACGTGGATCTCAACAAAGCCACCCGCGAATCACTGCGCGGCCTCGGCTGGCCGTCCGGCTGGATCAAGCCGGAGGATCAGGTGCAGCAGGAGCGCGAGGCGCAGGCCAAGCAGCAGCAGGCCGAAGCGGCCATGCAGCAGGTGCAGCAGGGCGGCGAGGCCGCCGGCGCGGTGGCCGGCGCCGCGAAGGACGCCGCCGCCGCCGGCATCAACATCCCGAGCCTGCTTCAGGGCCTCGGCGGAGCCGCAGCATGAAGAAGCCGACCCCTGATCCCGCCGGCGAGCGCGTCGTTGCGCCGAAGGCCAAGCGCTTCACCCTGCGCGCCGATGCCCCGCACCTGCCTGCGGCGTTCTCCGTCGCCGAGCACGCCGCCGTCCAGGCGCTGGCCGCCGGCATGGCGAGCGCGGATCAGCAGCAGCTCGCCCTCGACTGGATCATCCACAAGGCCTGCCGGACCTATGACCTGTCCTTCCGCTGGCCTGACGATCCAACGGGCCTCGGCATGGCCTTCGCCCAGGGGCGGACCTTCGCCGGCCAGCAAATCGTCCGAATGCTCAACACCCGCCTCGTGCTGAAGACGAGGCCCGCCACAGAGGAACCGAAATGAGCGATCAGCAGCAGGCCCCGGCACAGCAGCAGGGCAACGACGCGCCGGCCGCCGCCGCGCAGCAGCAGGCCGCGGCCCAGCAGCAGGACGGCGCCAAGCCCGCCGGGAAGACCATCGGCGAGGGCGGCGCGCCCCCGGCGCAGCAGGATGCCGGCAAGGGCGCCCCCGCCGCCGACTGGGCCACCCTGCGCTCGAACTGGGCCAGCGGCGACGAGGCCACCTCCAAGGTCCTGGACCGCTATTCCGACGGCAAGGCCTTCGTGAAGGCGCACAAGGAGCTGGTGGACAAGCTCGCCTCCGGGGAGCTGAAGGCCTCCAGGAAGCTGCCGGAGAACCCCACGCCGGAGCAGGTCGCCGAATATCGCAAGGCCAACGGGGTGCCCGATAAGGCCGACGGCTACGATATCCAGTTCCCGGTCGGCTTCACGCCGGACGAATCCACCAAGGCGACGCTGGAGGCCTACCGGGCCTTTGCCCACGAGCACAACATCCCGGCCAACCTCGTGAAGGGCCAGGTGAACTGGTATCTCGCCGCCCAGCAGGAGGCCGTGGAGAAGCGGGCAGAACAGGACGGCAAGGACCAGAGCGACGGCGCCGAGCTGCTGCGCAAGGACTGGGGCCACGAGTTCAACCGCAACATCCAGACGGTGCAGGCCCTGTTCGAGGGCAACGAGGAGCTGTTCGGCGCCATCATGGGCGCGCGCGGCGCGGACGGGAAGAAGCTCGGCAACAACCCGGATGTCCTGCGCTTCCTGGTGAACATCGGCGTCAATGCGAACCCCTCGATCCGCGAATATGCCGGTGACGGCTCCGTCACGCCGGCGAGCGCCGCGGAGCGCATCCGGGAAATCGAAAATCTGCGGACCTCGGACTGGTCGAAGTACCGGTCTCCCGCCATTCAGGACGAGTATTCGCGCCTGTTGTCCTACATGGAGGCGCGGGGCGAGAAGGTTGCGTGATGATTCTTGAGTGAATCATCAATATCCGTTAGACAGAGTTCGCACTTCGTTCCCGATCGGGGCCACCCCGGCACTGCCGGCCGCCTGAGACGGAACACCCGCACAAGAGCGGCAGCGGCGCCAGCCGGCCACCCCGCGTCGAGCGGCTGAACCCCGACATCGTCAGATCTGGAGAACAGTCATGGCCGATACGGCTCCCATGACCGTTTACCGCCGCGAGTGGACGAAGGTGTTCGAGCAGCGCAATGCGCTGCTGCGCGACACCTGCATCACCGAAGGCATGATCGCCGGCAACCAGGTGGTGTTCCCCCTGGGCGGCTCCGGCGGCGCCTCGGCGACCACGCGCGGCATGAACGGTCGCATTCCGGCCCGCAAGAATAACGTCCAGCAGATCACCGCTCCGCTGGTCGAGGCCCACGACAAGGTGGAGCAGACCCGCTTCAACTTCTTCATCGCCCAGGCCGACATGCGCCAGCTCCAGCAGGTGGAGTCGGTGGGCGTCATCAACCGCGAGATCGACGACATCATCATCGCCGAGCTCCAGCAGGGCACCCAGGACACCGGGGCTGCCAAGAAGGCGAACCTCAGCAACACGCTGCGGGCGCGCACCATCCTGCTGAACAACAAGATCGATCTGGATGGCAACATCCACTTCGTCATCTCGCCGGCCTATGAGGCCTACATGCTCCAGGTGCCGGAGTTCGCGTCGTCGCTCTACCGCGGCGCCACCCCGCTCACCGCCGGCGGGGCCTCACCGCAGGAGGGCAACCGCTACATGTACGCGGGCCTGAAGTGGATCGTGCACAACCGCCTTCCGGGCGTCGGCACGGCCAACGAGACCTGCTTCATGTACCACAAGAACGCCCTCGGCCATGCCATCGACACGGCCGGGATGAGCACGGCCGCCGGCTACAACGAGGAAGACGACTTCTACTTCTTCCGAGCCTCCGTGTTCCACGGTGCGAAGCTGCTGCAGAACAGCGCTCTCGTGCTGGTGGCCCACGACGGCTCCGAATACGTGGCGGAGTGAGCTCATGGCCTACAACCGGGACAATCTCGTCACCGTCTCCTTCGAGCCCCTCGGCGGCGACTTCAAGATGTGGCGCTACGCCAGCACGGACGCGACCGCGACCGTCGCCGGCGCCGGCTACATCTCGGATGCGCTGAAGATGGGCATGAAGGTGGGCGACATCGTCATCGTGTCGAAGACCGACACCAACGCCATCACCTTCCATCGCGTGACCGCGGTGGCGGGCTCGGGCGCCACCCTCTCGGCCGGCCTGTCGATCACCTGACGGCCTGACCATCGCTGAAACACACGCCCCGCCGGGCCCTCTCGGCGGGGCTTTTCTTTGGAGCCCAGCATGTACAAGCCGTTCGTGAACGACCTGAAGGAGACGCCCTTCGCCTGCGTCTCCTACACCATCAAGGTGCCGGCGGGCGTCCATATCGACGATCTGTCGAACCCCTCCTGGTGGAGCCACATCCGCGCGCTGCTGAAGCCCGGCGACCTGGTGAACGTGTTCGCGCTGGACCAGTCGCTGGACGTGGAGCTGCGGGTGCTCGCCGTGGAGGTCGCCGGCCCCAAGCTGCGGGTGCTGCGCGCCTATGCCGATGCTGTCGCCATGGAGCGGCTGGTGGAGCAGCGTGAGGCCTCCGCCGAGGCGCTCGCCCAGCGGCCGGCCTTCTTCGCCAAGTGGCAGGGTCCGACCGCCAAGTGGTGCGTGATCCGCACCGAGACGCTGGAGGTGGTCATGCGCGAGCTGGCCGGCCGCGAGGATGCCGAGGCCGAGGTGGCGCGCCTCAGCGCCGCCCAGACCATGGCGGTGGTGGCCTGACATGGGCTCCGTGCTGTCGATCTACAACAGCGCGCTGACCGAGCTGGGCCAGCGCACGCTCGCCGACATGCAGGACACCGGCGGCGGGGAGGCAAAGCGCCTCCTCGACCGGAACTGGTGCGACGTGCGGGACCGGTGCCTTGAGGCCGGCTCCTGGTCCTTCGCCCTGCGCGCCGTGATGATCGACCCGGAAGAGGGGTTCACCCCCGCTTTCGGCTATGACCATGCCTTCTCCAAGCCCTGCGACTGGAAGCGCACGCACGTGATCGCCGCCAGTGAGCAAATGCGCGCCGGCCTCGTGCCCTTCCTCGACCAGGGCGGGCACTGGTACGCGAACATCAGCCCGCTCTATGTGCGCTATGTCTCCTGCCACGATCAGTTCGGCGGGGACGTGGGGCAGTGGTCCGCCCACTTCGCGCACGCCATGAGCCTGATGCTCGCCGCCAAGATCGCCCCCAAGGCCATCGGCAGCAAGGAAGCGGCGGTCACGCTGGAGAAGGCGGCCGACAAGGCCCTGGTGGAGGCGCTGGCGCTCGATGCCGGCAACCTCGGCTCCCAGCCGCTCCCCACGTCCTCCTGGGTGAACAGCCGGCGTGGACGCTGGCCCAATGCGTACGGCTCCGCGAGGTCCTGATGGCGACGCTGCGTCCCGAAGTGGTCACCTTCAACAGGGGCGAGGTGGCGAAGACGGCGCTCGCCCGCGTCGATCTCGCCCAGATGCGCCTCGCCGCCGAACTCCAGCGCAACTTCGTGCCCAAGACCTATGGGCCGATGCTCATGCGTCCGGCGCTGGAATATCTGGAGCCCATCGCCGAGCATGGTGCGCGCTCCAAAATGGTCCCCTTCGTGTTCAGCATGGAGGACATGGCGCTGGTGGAGTTCTGCCGGCTGGGCATGCGCTTCTGGCGGCAGCGTGACGGCGTGACGGTGGGCGAGCACCCAGGCAACCTCATCGAGCGCCTGGAACCGATCCAGCGGGGTGACGCCGGCGCCGCCTTCGTCAACGGCAACTGGCTCAACGGCCTCACCGGCTGGTCCACGTGGGTGTCGGGAAACCCTGCGGACGCGCCGGCACCGGAGGAGGATAACGGCGCCTCCTTCGATATCGGCGACCTCTCCGACTGGCTGAACAACCTGCTGAATGGGCTGGGCGCGGCGCAGACGGGCGGCGGTTCCTCGGGCAGCACCATCACGCCTATCTATCCCACGGCGGTGGCCGACGGCCGCGGCCTCGTCCTGAATGTGATCCCCCGGGGCGGATCGGTGCGGGTGTGGCAGACCATCCCCATCGGCGCCGGCCGCGCCGCGGTGGGCGTGCGCATCGACGTGACCCGGGGGCCGGTCATCTTCCGGGTGAACACGCCGTCCGGGCCTGCCGTCTTCGATACCGAACTCGACACCGGCTACCACTCCATCGTGCTCCCGCCGGACCTCGGGGACTACACGTTCGAGTTCGAGAGCCGGCTCCAGCGGGAGATCATCGTCAAGTCCATCGCCTTCGAGCCGGCCGGGCCGCTGCTTCTGCCCTACTATGCCGATGGCGGGTACAACGCGGACTATTACGCGGGCGACTTCGCCAACCTGAAGCGGCTGCGCTGGTACCAGTCGGGCGACCAGATGTTCATGGCGCGGGAGAAGCGCGCGCCGAGCATCCTGGAGCGCCGCTCACCGGTCTCCTTCTCCCATGTGATCTACCGGCCGGAGGACGGGCCGTTCTCGGCCGACGTGACAGTGAAGCAGGTGAAGCTCCGGGTCGATGTGACCGAGGGCAACGGCCACATCTTCGCGGACCGCCCCTTCTTCCGGGCCGGGCACCTCAACGCCCTCTTCGAGGTGTTCAACCAGAACTACAACCAGACCTTCACCCTCGGGGCCTCGAACGCCTACACGGACCCCATGCGCGTGACGGGGACGTGCTTCATCCAGAACGATCAGCTCTTCTCCGAGCGCTGGATCGTGACGAACTACCAAGGGTTCTACGACGGTTCCGCCTACCACATGGTGTCCCGGGACGATCCGGACGGGGGCTACAAGATCAAGGGCGACCCCTACGCTGCGAATATGGGGCGCAACACCTTCACGAAGAACAACGCCTCGATCAACAAGAGCGAGAAGACCACCGACTTCATCACCGACAACAACGCTATCAATTTCCACAAGTTCGGCTTCCGGGACGGCACCTATCGGTCGGGTTCCCTCACCGTGAACCAGCAATACCCCTGGGGCGGCGGCAAGGGCCGGTGCCGGATCACGCGGGTGATCTCCTCCACGGAGTGCGAGATCGAGGTGCTCAAGCCCTTCTACAACTCCACCTTCTCGGACTACTGGAAGGAGGGGGAATGGTCGGATTACCGCGGCTGGCCGACGGCGGTGGGCATCACGGAAAGCCGGCTGTTCTGGGCCAAGAGTGACCAGATGTACGGCTCGGTGTCGGACAATTATGTCTCCCACGACATCGAGGCGAACGACAGCGGCGACGCGGCGGCCATCTCGCGCTCGGTCTCCACCACCGGCACCGTCGATAATATCCGCTTCATCCTGCCCATGTCCCGCCTGGTGGTGGGCACCGAGGGGAGCGTCTCGTCCATCCGCTCGTCCTCCTTCGATGAGCCCCTCACCGGCGCCGCCTTCACGCCGCGGCCGGCGACCACGCACGGCACGTCGCCGGATGTGCAGCCCTGCCGCCTCGACGCGCGGGCGATCTACGTGCACCGCTCCGAGACCAGGCTGATGGAGTTCAGCTACAGCCCGCAGGTGCAGGATTATCAGGCCCGCGACCTGAACCTGCTCAACGACGAAATCCTGGAGGGCGTGGACGCCATCGCCATCCAGCGCCAGCCCGACACGCGGGTGCACGCCATCCGTCCGGACGGGACGGTGGCCATGTTCATGACCGACTTCCTCGAGGAGGTGGACTGCTGGTCCACCGTGGAGACGGATGGGGTCATCGAGGACGTGGCGGTGCTCCCCGCCAAGGGCGAGGACGCGGTCTATTACATCGTCCGGCGCACCACGGCCGACGGCACGCGCCGCTATCTGGAGAAGTGGGCGCGGGAGAAGGAGGGCAGGGGCGGCCTTGTCGGCGGCGACTGCTTTGTCCGCAGCCCGTCCACGCCCGACGCCTTCGGCCACCTTGAAGGCCGGCAGGTGGTGGCGCTGCGCGGGGACGAGGTGCTCGCCGACGGCAGCGAGTACAAGCCCTATGGGACCATCAGCAACGGCCGCCTCGTGCTGGACGGCGCGGCGGTGGTGGTTTCGGCGGACCTGAAGGTCGGGCTTCCCTACCGCGCCCGGTACAAGTCGCCGAAGCTCGCCTATGGCGGGAGGATCGGAACGGCGCTGCTCCAGAAGAAGGCGGTGAAGTCGTTCGGCTTCGCGCTCGCCCATGCGCATCGCAAGGCTTTGCGTTACGGGCCGGACTTCGGCCTCATGGACCCCATGCCCACCATCGAGGGCGATGAGGTCCAGGCGGAGGATGCCGTCTACACCGTCTACGACGCGCCCATGGGCATGTGGGGAGGTGGCTTCGACACGGATTCCCGCATCTGCCTCGAATGCGCCGCGCCCTATTCGGCCGCGGTGCTGGGCACCATCTTCGGGATCACCACCAATGAATCCTGAAATCCGCTCCCTGCTGCCGGAGGACCTTCCCCGGCACTGCGGCCGCGCCGCCGGCGATCGCACCGTGGGCCTGATCGGTTTCGTGGACGGGCGCTTTGTCGCCGCCGGCGGCCTCGATTACTGCGAAAGCGGCGAGGTCATTGCATGGTGCAAGGTCACGCGCGAGGCGCGCCACCATCGCGTCGCCTTCTGGCGGGAGTGCCGCCGGGTGCTTGAGGTGGCGCGGGCCGCCGGGCACGAGCGCGTCCTCGCCGTCGCCTCGCCGATCATCCCGACCGCGCCTGCCTTCCTCGCCCGCCTGGGGTTCCGGGAGGTGGGGACCCGCTTCGGCATGCGCCTCTTCGCCTGGGAGCCCTGACGATGTTCGCGCCCTTGATCGGCCTCCTCGGATCGGCGGTCTCTGCCGTCGGCACCATCGCCGCCGGCAATGCCCAGGCGGGGGCGGCCGAGTACCAGAAGAAGCAGGACCTCATCAACGCGAGCCAGGAGCAGGCTGCGGCCCAGCGCAAGGCCGAGGGCGAGCGGATCAAGACGAACCGCTTCATCTCCTCGCAGAAGGCGGCGGCCGGGCTCTCCGGCGGGACCACGGCCGATCCCTCTACGCTGAACCAGATCGGCGCCGCGCAGCAGGAGGGCTCGCTGCGGGACCAGTTCACCCTTTACGAAGGCCAGGAGAAGAAGCGCCAATGGCTGACGCAGGCGCAGGCGGAAGACATCCAGGCCAAGAACGCGAAGCAGGCCGGGATGCTCGGCGCCGCAGGAACGATCATCGGCGGGCTCGGGGGCGCCGCCAAGTCCTGGTCCACGGCCTACGGGTGACGCCATGGTGAAGATTCCCGATATCGAGGATTTCAGCTCCCGCCGGGATTTCGGCGTGGACCGGGATGTGCGTCCGGCGATGACGCAGGCCAACATCTCCAACGCGGGCGCGCCCGGCGCGGCGCTTGCCGGGGTGGGGCGGGCCGTCTCCGGGCTGGGCGGCGACCTTCAGGCTGTGGCGGAGAAGCAGAAGGCGGAGCAGGATCAGCTCGCCGGCTTCAAGGCCCAGACCGGCTATTACGAGATGCTGGGGAACATCGACCGCGAGTCGGCAGAGGCCAGGAAGAGCGCGGCCCCCGACGGCACCGGCTGGGACCAGACCTCGGCCGGCATCCGCCAGCGCAACACCACCTCGTTCCTGAACGGTCTGACGGACCCGAAGCTGCGCGCCCGCTTCGAGCCGCATATCGCCGCGGTGAACCGGACCTATGAGACGAATGACCGCTCCTTCGTGGAGCAGCGGCGCAACGGCTTCTACAAGGCGGAGATCGACAAGTACGGCGGCGCCACGGCCGTCGCATTGGAGAAGAACCCGGATAGCTGGAACGATGTGGTGGGCGGCTTCGCCCAGCTCCTCGCGAAATCGGCTCTCCCGGACAAGGACCGCGAGGCGGTGCTGGACAAGGGCACGCGTCAGTTTGCTCAGGCCCGCATCCGTGGCTTGGTCGCCCAGGGCAGGGGCGAGGAGGCGAAGGCCTTCGCCGATCAGGAGGACGCGCGGGAGGCGGCGCGGGTTGGAGTGACGTCGGCTTCTCCCGTCGATCCAGTTCCGTCTCGTCCCGGTGCTGGCGGCGTTCCCGAGCGATATGCCAAAAACCCCATTGCGCAGAAGGTCGCAGCCGCGGCGCAGGCGGCCGGCCTCCCGCTCGACATCGTCATGCCGGTGGTGGCTCAGGAGAGCGGCTTTAATCCGTCGCTCCGCCCGGTCAAGGATGGCAGACAGCTCTCCTCGGCGCTCGGTGTCTTCCAGCTTCTCAAGGCTGAGCGGGAGGCCGCAGGAATCGGAGACAGCACCGACCCGGACGCGCAAATCCCGGTTGGCGTCCGCAAGATGCAATCGGTCTATGGCACCGCCAAGAACGCGCTGGGGCGCGATCCGACGCCCGGCGAGTTCTACGTGGTCTATTACCAGGGCGAGGGCGCCGGGCCGAAGATCCTGCGCAACCCGGAGGGCGATTTCCGCGCCACGGTCGGCCAAAAGGTGATCGACGCCAACCCCTGGCTCGCCAATATCAAGACGAATGCCGATTTCGTGCAGTGGACGACGCGGCGGATGGAGGAGCGCGGCGCGGGGAATGCGGCGGGCGTCCCGGTCCAGGGCTCCCTTACCCTCGGGGCCTACGCCACCTCCCTGCAGAACCAGCAACAGCATGCGCAGCTCCAGCAGCAGAATGCCGAGCGCGCGGCGCAGAAGCAGCAGCACGAGGCTTGGGTCAACCAGTTCGAGTTCGGCGTGATCGACGGAAAGGTGGGGATGGCGGACCTCCAGCTCGCGCGGGACAACGGCTTGGTCACCGACGCGGGCGAGTACCAGAAGCTCGAGAAGCTGATCGAGGATCGGCAGGGCGAGACGAATATCCTCGCCGACGCCATCGACAAGATCGACGGCCAGAACAAGGCCTATGCGTTCGACCCCCTCGATAAGGACGACAAGAAGGCGGTGGAGGCCTACTCGCAGGCCTACAAGCTGGGGGTGGGGATCGGGAAGCAGGATTCCTCCGTCATCAACCGGGCGGTGAATGTGGTGGATCGCACCGGCATGATCCCACGGGACGTGGTGGGCCCGTTGCAGGCCAAGTTTCGGTCCACGGACGTCGGCGCTTTCACCTTCGGCATGCAGGCCATGCAGGCGCTGTATCAGCGCAGCCCCGACGTGTTCGCCAAGACCTTTGGGGAGAAGGTGGCCCAGACCGTCTCCAACTGGGGCGAGCTGGCCTCTTATAATTCGGCCCAAAAATCGTTCGACATGATCAAGAGGAATAGCGATCCGGCATTTGCGGCAGAGCGAGAGCGCCTGCTGAAGGCTGCGGACAAAGCGATGAAGGATGCGCCGATCACGGCTGCCGACCTGCCCGCCATCTTCTACGGCAGCATTGACTACGAAGGGCCGGAATCGAAGGACCTCGGCCCGTGGGATCGGGACCGCTGGGCCGGCGGACCGCCGCTGGCTCCGGCCCAGTCCGCCCAGCTGCAGTTCGACTATGCCAAGCTCTATCGGGAGAACTATGCAGAACTCGGCGGCGATGCCGATGCCGCGAAGAGGACCACCATCCAGCAGATGCAGCGCATGTGGGGCGAGACCCGGGTGCATGGCGCCGGCGGCTCCTCGGCCTGGGGCGTGTTCGGCCTGCGCGACCGGGTGGTGAAGTACCCGCCGGAGCGGTTCTATCCGCCGGTGGACGGCTCCTACGACTGGATCAAGGGCGCCGTGGAGGACGCGGTGAAGGGCAACGCGGGGACGGTGGCCGACTGGGAGCTGCTGCCGGTGCCCGAGACCGCTGCCGACGTGAAGGCCGGCTCCGCGCCGCGCTACGGCATCATGGTGAAGAACGAAGCCGGCGTCTGGTCGGAGCTGCGGGACCAGACCAACCAGCCGCTGCACATCGACTTCGACGCCAAGCCCGGTCGCCGCGCCAGCCAGGACAAGGCCCAGCAGGATGCCGCGGCAGCGGCGGGGCGGCAGGCGGCGGCGGGGGATGCGAACCACGACCTCTTCCAGCCCGGCGGCAACCCCTTTGCGCTGATGCCGCAGGAACAGGTGGCGCCCGGTCCCGAGGTGAACCCCGCCATGCAGCGCCGGTTCGGCCCCAAGGGCGGCGTCGGAAGCGCCAAGATCCCGGAGTGATCCTTCATGGTCGATGAAACCACCTTGCCGGTGTCTCCTGGCGAGGCGAGCCCGGCTGCGCCCGCTCCTGAGGAGCAGGGGCCGATTGCTCCAACGAAGAGCTATCGCCTCACCCCGCGCGCGCCGGGCGGCACCTTTCTCATCCAGCCGGCCGAGCCGCTGCGGGAGGAGGAGGGGCCGCCCATCCCGCCGCGCGGCATCGGCGGCGGCATTGCGGACTGGATCGAGAACCAGAGGCAGGTGGCGAGCACCGTCGGCTACGAGAATCCGGTGGTGACCACGGCGCGCTCGGTGGCGGACCACTGGGGCCTCAAGCGGGACGACAGCTATGACCCGTGGCCGGACATCGAGGGCACGGAGTTTGCCGGCAACCGGAACTTCATGCGCGAGGCGATGTTCGTCGGCTCACGCGCCGAGCTGGACCTGCTGAAGCGGCGTCACCTTGAAGAGCAGCAGAACGACGAAATCCGCTCGCAGAACCCGGTTTCCACCTTCGTGTGGGGTCTTCTCGGCGCTCCTTACGATCCGACCAACCTCCTGCCCGGAGGCGCGGTCTACCGGTCGGGGCGCCTCGGCCTGGGCATTGCCCGCAGCGCGGCAGAGGGCGCGGTGGCCGGCGCGGCCGGTGGCCTAGTCTCGGAGATGATCGCCCAGAACAACCTCCACACCCGCACCCCGCAGGATCTTCTCACCAGCACCGCTATGGGCGCGGGCTTCGGCGGCCTGATCGGCATCGGAGGTTCTGTGCTCGGCGAGGTGCTCGGCCGCTCGGCGTCCCAGCTCTCCAAGACGGAGTTCGACCGCCTGGCCCAGAACATCGAGGTTGGCCCGCGCCCGGTCTTCGACGATGTGCGCCGCCAGCTTGTGGACGCAGGACTGCCGGAGGAGGAAGCCGCAGCGAATGCAGCCATCTGGCAGGCGCGCTATGCGGCCCGTGCCGAGCGGCGCGGCCTCGGCGAGAGCGCCTTTGACCTCTATCGGACGGAGCGGGTCGATGTGCAGGCGGGCGAGGCCCCGGAGGCGATGGGCGGGGAACAACTCGGCCAGTTCGCAGGTCCCAGCGCCCGAACCGCAGATGCCGGCAAGTTGGCGACGGCCGAGGACATGGAGAAGCTCGGCTGGGACAAGGATGCCGTGTGGATGGCCACCGGCTGGGGCAGGGGGGCGGACGGCAAGTGGCGGTTTGAGATTCCCGACGATCTGAAGGGCATCGGGGCCGACGTGCCGGACAAGCTGCGCGCGGTCCCTGCCGGCCATGGCATTCGCCTCAGGGAGCTCTACCGCAACCCGAATCTGGAGAAGGCCTATCCTCAGGTCTTCGATCTGCCGGTGGCGACGACTTCGCGCGGGGATGGGGCCTTCGATGAGAAGGCCGGGGTCATCTGGCTGAATCCTGAGGCGCCGGTTGAGCAGGTGCGCCTCGCGCTGATCCACGAAATTCAGCACGCCATCCAGGCGGAAGAAGGCTTCGCGCGCGGCTCGAACTCGCGGATTGCAGGAGCCTCCGCCGAGGCAGCATCTGGCCGGATGGCCGGTGCCGCGGAGAAAGTGCAGGCCCGGGTGGCTCTGCTGGGGGAAAGCCCGGAGAGCGCTGCCGCGTTCGTTGCGAAGCACGAGCGGCTCGACGCCGATGAACTGGCCCGGTGGGCAGGGAAAACGCCCGAGGAACTGCGCGCGATCCACGACGAAAACAGGCCGGCGGAGGTGTATCGCCGCAACGCCGGCGAGGTGGAGGCGCGGAACACTGAGGCCCGATCTGCGATGAGCGGCGAGGAGCGACTTTCCTCCCCGCCTTGGGACACCGAGGATGTCCCGCGCGAGCGCCAGATCGGGCGTGAGGGCGATGACCGGTTCTACCAGTCCGTGCCGGAACAGGGGTTCCTCGGCGAGGCTCAAGGCAAGGTCATCGACGACACTCTATCGGGGGTGTCCAAGGACAAGCCCGCGCTGTTCCCTTCGACGCCGAAGGTGTTCACGGCGCTGGGGGTCAAGGACACCCCCGTCGTCCTGCCGCCGAGCGTCATCTGGAAGGCAGTGGACAAGCACCACATGACCCCTGCGGAGATCAAGGGCGCCGTCGATGCGCTGTCCAATCCGGTCATGGTGTTCGATAGCGCCACCTCGGCGCACAGTCTCGTAGCACTGGTGGATGTGCCGGGATCGACGAAGTCAATCGTGGTCGCTCTGCACCACAACGAGAAGGTCGGGCGCACGGAGATCGCGCGCATCGCCTCGATCCACGAGCGAGCGTCTCCTGGCCACATCCTGAACTGGATGGCTCAAGGGCTGACGCGCTACTTCAATAAATGGAAAGCCGGCGCCTGGGTACGATCCAGAGGGCTACAATTGCCCAAGGATGGTTCACCCAGGAACCGGCAAGGGCTACGTGTACTCCAACATCGCGATATTTTCAATTCGGAGCTGAAGCAGTCCGGCGAGGGCGCGCCGCGCGGCGCGATCACGATGGAGAGCAACCGCGCGCTCATTGAGCTGTTCCGCGGGCGCGATCAGTCCACCTTCATGCACGAGTCCTCGCACCTCTGGCTCACAGAGCTGATCCGGGACGCCGAGGTGAGCCCCGCCGTGAAGGAGGACCTGGATCAGGTGCTCGCCTGGTTCGGGGTGGACGATGCGTCCAAGATCGGCCGGGCCGAGCACGAGAAGTGGGCGCAGGGCTTCGAGCAATACCTGCGAGACGGCAAGGCTCCGTCCTCCGCGCTCCAGCGGGCCTTCGACCAGTTCAAGGCGTGGCTCACCGCCATCTACAAGAGCCTGACCGACCTCGGCGAGCCGATCCCGGATGAAATCCGCGGCGTCATGGACCGGATGCTGGCCGCCGAAGAGCGTCCGGACAGCGCCGGCGGGCTCGGTGCCTCCGGCGGCGCCGCTTACCGATGGGAGGAGGGCAACCGGCTGAAGTCCTCCCTTGGCGCCGCGGAGGTGGCGGGGAAGACGCCCATCTACGGCTCGCCCATCGCCTTCGTGCAGACGTCGCCCATCGCCGCCACTCGGCGGGCCGCGGAATGGATCGGCGACGGGCGCCTCTCCTACGCGAAGAACGCCGAGGGCGTGCCGACGGCGGCGGACGAGGCCATCGGGCTGCGCGGGAACCTTGATGACGTGAGGCGCCTCGCCCGGGCGAAATACGCCGCCTACACCCGCACGCTGGAGGACCTCTACAGCCAGTACCGCTTCGGGCGGCACAAGAGGTTCGGGGACAACGTGCTCAAGATGTTCCCGGACCAGCAGCACCTCGACTTCGCCGACTTCAAATCGGAGGTGTTCCACGCCGCCAACATGGGCGACAAGCACGCGATCCCCGAGGTGGCGAAGGCGGCCGGCGAGTTCCGGAAGATCGCCGATGCCCTGGCCGACAAGGCGGTGGAGATCGGCATTTGGAACGAGAAGCCCAGTCCGGCGGGCACGCTCTCCTATGCCACGCATATGTTCAACACCCGCCTGGTGGGGAAGCGGAAGCAGGCGTTCGTCGCCGACACCCAGGCCTTCTATGCGGCGGACCAGCAGGCGAAGGCCCGTCTCCAGTCCCGCATGCAGGAGCTTGCCCAGCAGCGCGACGAAATGGACGTGCGCCAGCGCAAGCTCCAGGGCCGCATGGACACGGTGGACCGGCAGGAGCAGGAGCTTGCCGCCCGGACCAAAGAGCGCGGCATGGAGACCGCGCGTGCCGGCAAGCGCGCGGATCAGCTTGAGGGGCAGGCGACCGGCGCCGCGGAGAAGGCCACCTCGCTCGATGAGTTCGTGGGGGCGGTAAAGGCGGACCTCACCAGCCCGCAGGCGCTGGCGGAGATCGATGACCTCAGGGCGCAGGCCCGGGAGATGAGCCGCCTCGCCAAGCCCCGGACGCAGGCGGACATCACCCGCGCGGCGCGCTTCGAGCGGGATGCGGTGCTCTCCGGCGTCCGGCTCGCGGCGGAAATCGTGATCGGCCGCAAGCGGTCCTACGAGCCGCCCTTCTTCCTGCGCTGGATCGCCCGGCAAGGCGGGGTGAGCGATCCCAACGGCACGCTGAAGGGGAGCGACATAGGCCTGCGGGGCGTCGTCTCGGAGAAGGGGCGCAGCTTCGATCAGCTCGGCGAGCGCATCGCCGAGGAGGCCGGCGGGCTCCTGCCGGGTCGGCCGGGTGCGAACGAGGTCGAGGACTGGATCGTGAACGCGGCTCGGGGTGAAGAGCCTAGCTGGTGGACAGCGCGCCACCTCGATGCCGAGCACGCGGGCCAGTCGCGGGTCGCCCAGGAGATCCAGCAGATGGCGGCCGAGCGCGGCGTCACGCTGCGCACCCTCGACGACGTGGCCACCTTCCTGCGCGGCGAGGAAGGCAGGCCGCAGACCCTTGAGGACCTGGAGCGCCGCGTCGCCGGCGAGGAGCACATGCGCTCGGAGGGCATGACCGGCGGCGCGATGGCGGAAGAGGCGCGGCAGGCGCTGGAAGGGGCTCTGGGGGAACGCGCATCGGCGCGGGCCGCTGTGCGCGACGCCATGGTGGCGCTGGCCGGCGTGCGGCGCCGCATGGGCCGCGCCGAGACGAAGGCAGAGGAGGCGCTGCGCGCGCTCACCGCGAACACCGACCGGATGGACACGCTTTCGGACCGGGCCATCGATCTTTCCGTGCGCCGGCAGATGCTCGAAGCCGCCATGGCGAACCACGAGGCGGAGGCGGCCGCCCTGCGCGGCAAGATGGAAGAGGTGGTGGGCGCCTGGAACGGCAACAGCTCGAAGGGCGCCAAGCGCGCGCTGGAGAAGAGGCAGGCGGCCGGCGAGGGTATGCCGGGCGACGCGCCGCGGCTCCGGACCGCCGACGGCTCGGTGGACGATGCGGTGGAGGCCATCCTGAAGGCGCGCACCGACCTAACGCCGGATGAACTGCGGGGCCGCGCCAACGAGACGTGGCAACGCGTAGTGGGCACGCCGGCCGGCCGCTTTCCCTATGACGATCAGGCCGCCACCGGCGCGGCGATCCGCACCGGACGGGAAGAGCTGGGCCGGACCTTCCAGGGGCGCACCTTCGCCATGCCGTTCGAGACCAAGGCGAAGTGGCTGGAGACGGACATCGAACACGTCGCCCGCGTGATGATCGAGCAGATGGAGATGGACATGGCCATCGTCCAGCGCTTCGGCTCCGTCACGGACATGGGCGGCGCGAAGCAGATCAGCTCCGATGGAACCATGGTGTTCAGGGAGATCGCGGACGAGGCCCAGCGGCAGATGGATCAGTTCGCCGCCGATTACCGGGCCAAGAATGGGAAGGAGCCGACGGCCAAGGAGATCGAGGCGTCGAACGAGCGCACCCGCAAGCGGGCCGACGACGACATCAGGACCCTCATGAAGCTGCTGGAGCGTCAGCGCGGGTTCTTCGGCATGCCCAACAATCCGCAGGGCATCGAACACCAAGCGGCCCGTGTCGCCCGCGGCTTCAACATCCTGACGTCGCTGGGCTCGGTCCTCATCTCCTCCATGTCCGACCTCGCCACCCCACTGGTGCGTCACGGAATGATCGAGCTGCTGGGCAACGGCTGGGCGCCCTTCGTCTCCTCCATCGGCCGGGAGGTGGGCGGCCGGGCCAAGGAGGAACTGCGGCTGATGGGTGTGGGCCTCGACCTCGAGCTCAACGCCCGGATGGCCGCCTTCTCGGACGTCCTGGACGACTACGGCCGGGGCTCGCCGCTGGAGCGCGCGGTGGGCGCGAGCGTGAACAAATTCATGGCCATGACCATGCTGCCGCAGTGGACCGACATGGGGGAGCGCGTCGTCGGCTACACGGTGATGAGCAAGACGCTGAAGGCGGCGCAGGCGGCAACCGAGGGCCGGCTGAAGCCGCGGCAGCGGGAGATGCTCGCCGACCTCGGCATTTCCGAGCCCATGGCGGCGCGCATCTGGGCGGCCTTCAGCGCGGACAACGGCGGCGAGCGTTTCAACGGGCTGTGGCTCACGAACACCAGCGCCTGGCAGGACTTGAGCGCGGCTGAGGCCATGAGCATCGCAGTGGGCCGTGGGGTCGAACGCTCCATCGTTCGGCCCGGCATGGAACGGCCCTTCTGGTCGCAGGGCAACGAGGCGGGCCGGCTGGTCTTTCAGTTCCAATCGTTCATGACCGCCACCGCCCAGACGGTGACGCTGGCCGGGATCCAGCAGCGCGACGCCCGCGCCATCATGGGATTCGCTGCCATGATCGGGCTCGGGGCGATGAGCTTTGCGGCGCGTCAGGCCATCCAGGGGCGCGAGGTCCCCACCGATCCGGTGAAACTGGTGGTGGAGGGCCTGAGCACGTCGGGCCTGCTCGGCTGGCTCGATCAGGTGAACACGGTGGCGGAGAAGGCGAGCGGCGGTCACGTCGGCCTTTCACGCCTGACCGGCGAGATGACCTCGAAACACCGCAACTATGGCTTCTGGGGCACGGTTGGGGGACCAATCGCCGGCAAAACGGAAGACGTCTATGACGTGAGCCAGAACCTTTGGAAGGGCACGGCCAGCGGCTATGACGTCAACAAGCTCCGCCGCTCCTTCCTGCCCGGCCAGAACTTCTGGCTCCTGCGTGGCGCCATCGACAACCTCGAAGACGGCCTCACCAAGTCGCTCGGCCTGAAGCCTCGCAAACGGTCGCTCAAGGTCGGGGCGCAATAAGCGCCCCGGTCCCTGCGGTCACTTGCCACCCGGTCGCTCGCTGGAGGCACGGCCGCCGCAGCGAGAGCCGTCGGAAGCTCGATCGCTGGGGTTATCGCAAGGCCCGGCCGTCGCCACGGACGGGACAATGGTTGCAGCGAGAAGAGTTGCGAGAACGAGTTTCTTGAGCATTCAGCCCTCCCAATTTTGGCGCACAACCCAAGCATGTGCCGATGGTGGAGTCGAGTCAGCACAAGGATCACCACCATGGGAATGACTGACCTTGCCGCCGGCTTCATCACGGCCGCGGCGATCAAGGGGCCGTGCCGCGTGGCCACCCCTGGCGTGAACATCACGCTGAACGGGCTCGCCGTGCTCGATGCCATCACGCTGATCGATGGCGACCGGGTGCTGGTGAAGGACCAGACCGCGAAGCACGAGAACGGCATCTGGATCGCCCGGGCGGGCAACTGGGAGCGGGCGGCGGACTTCGATAGCAACAAGGAGGTGACGCGGGGCACGCGGGTCTTCGTCACTGATGGATTCGCCGGCGCGAACACCGAGTGGTGGTGCACCACCTTGAACCCGGTTCCGGTGGGCACCGGCGCCGTCACGTTCGCTCAAGCCTCCACGACGGGCGCGGCCGTGCCGCCGGTGCGGAAGGTGGAGGCGGGGGAGGGGCTCTCCGGTGGCGGCGACCTGACGCAGAACCGGTCCCTTAAGCTCAACATCGCTGGTCTCGACACGGTCGGAGAGGTGGATCCGGCGGCCGACTATGTGGCGGTGGTGGACGCCAGCGACTCCGGCAAGCAGAAAAAGGTGCTCGCCGGCCTGATCGCCGCGGCCGGCAGCGTTCCCTCGTCTCGGGAGATCATCGCCGGCACAGGCCTCTCCGGCGGCGGAGCGCTGGCCGATGATGTTGATCTCGCCCTCGACCTGTCCGGGGTGACGGCGAAGGCGAACATCAACTTCGCCACGGACCAGATCGCGCTCCATGATCCCGCCGCGCCCGGTCCCGCTCGATCCCTCGTTTCCACCTTCGTCTCCGACATGGCGAAGCGGCGCGCCGCGGGCACCGATCCCGCATTCCTGTCGGCGAGCGGCGCGAAGGTGGACCTGATCGTCGCGGAGGAGGTGGTCGCGCTCGCCGGGGCCACTACTGACACCGCCATGCAGATCCCGGCCAGCGCCATCCTGCTGGCCGTCTCCACTCGGGTCACCACCGCCGTGACGGGGGCCGCCTCCTTCAATGTGGGGACGGCAGGCGCTCCGGATGCCTTCGCGGCTGCGCTCGCCACCGGGGCGGGCTCGGCCAACCAGGGGGCGGTCGGCGCCGGCGTGATCGCTGCAGCAACCGCGATCCGCCTGTCTGCGGTCGGGAGCAACTTCACCGGCGGCGTGGTGCGCGTCGCCGCGATCTACCTGCGCATCACCGCGCCCACCTCCTGAGGCAGCACCATGGCCATCCCGAACTATGTCCCCCTGTTCGGCAACAGGGTGGGGATTTCCTCCGGCAAGCCTACCCGGCTGGTGCTGGACGGCGTGGAGCAGCCCGGCCTCGATCTCGCCGGCGGCTGGGAGGTGGACGCGAGGGCAGGGGTCTCCGGGGCGGTGGCCCTGAACATCGACCTCACGCGCGCCTTCTCGCTCACGCTCACCGGCGACGCGGCGCTCTCCTTCACATCCTCGCTGGCCGGCCAGCCGGTGTGCCTGTCGGTGGTGCTCCAGATCGTCCAGGGCGTCGGTGGCAACCATCTCGTGACCTGGCCCGAGGCGGTGAAGTGGTCGGGCAACTATGCGCCCTCGCTTCTCACGGTCGCCGGTGGGAAGGATGCCTTCCAGCTTCTCTCCTTCGACGGCGGCCTGACGTTCGGCGCCGGCCGCATCTTCCAGATCGGATAGGGAGGCCCCCTTGGCCCTTTCTCTCGACAACGCCTCGGCGGATTCGCTGTCGGCGCTCCTCGCCGCGCGCCTGACGGATGGCTTCCTCGAGCTGTACAGCGCCGCCGACGCGCTCTTGCTGCGCACACGTCTGCCGCTCGCCGCCTTCGAGGCCGACGAGGTGAACGGCGGCCAGAAGCTTGCCGGCGAGTGGTTCGGGACCTGCACCACCGGCGGCACCGCGACGAAGTTCAAGCTGAAATCGTCCGACGCCAGCATCTCGGTGAACGGCACCGTGTCGGGGCCGGGCGGAGGGGGCGACGTGGTCGTCTCCAACCCGGTCATGACCTTCGGCCAGCTCATCGAGGTTCTCTCCTGCCTCCTGACGTACAGGGTCTGAGCCATGGCGGTCGCGACCACCTATTCCGGCGTCTGGGATGCCGGGGACGTCACGCACGCCGGCCCGTTTTCGCAGGCCGTGGACCTTTCAGGCGCAGGCCTCCTCGTGGTGGTGGTGACCTGGAATAACGTCAGCGAGGACTTCCCGCTCGTGACCTATGGCGGGGCAACCGTCCTGCCGGTGGGCGCGCCGCGCGTGGTGGACACGGATCTCGGATCCACGACGGCGGTCTTCGCCCTTAAGGCGCCGGCGGCCGGCAGCAACACGCTCCACGTGGGCGTCAGCTTCTCTTTGGGCAACACGGTGGTGGCGGCGGTGGGCATCTCCGGCGACGCGGGGCTGCTCGGCGCGCGCTGGTCGGAGGACGCGAGCGCCGAAGCCTTTCCCCCGGTAGGGGCCGATCCCGACAAGGCAACCTCGCTGCTGCTGGTGGCGGTGGCGGAATGGTTCTGGAACGCCACCATCACACCCTCGGCGGGCTGGACGGGCCTCGCCACCGGCGGCGTCGCGGGGCGACACCTCCACCTTTACACGGCGCCGGGCAGCGCCGATCCGCTCGAGCTGACCGCGGACAGCTCCACCAACCTCATGATCCTCGGTGTGGAGATCTACGAGGCGGGCGAGACCCTGCCCGCTGGCCCGGTGACCGTGGAAGCCTATGGGGTGCTGGACTACGGCATTCTGGGCGACACCAGCGTCACCCACACCATCGCCGTCGCCGCCTGCGACCTGCTCGTCCTGGTGCTGGGGAGCACGGGCAAGACGCTGCCCAAGGTGACGGTGAACGATGTGCCCCGCAGCTTCGTGGACCAGCTTGTCTTCGACGCCGGGGACGGCATGGTCGCAATCCTCCCGGTGCCGCACCCCGGGGCCGGGACGATCAGCATCAACCTCTCGGGTTATTCAGGCTACAGGGGCGCGAACATCCTTGGGGCTCTGGCGCTCTCGGGGGTGACGGGACAGGTGCCGGCGCGGGCCTTCCACTATGAATCGGCCCCCTTCGTGCGCACCGATCTCACCGGCACCGAGCCGAACAGCGGTCTCTTCGGCTTCGTGACCACGCTCTGGCAGGGTGCAGGCACACCGGGGATGACCTGGGGATGGAGCCCGCTGGCCAACACCCAGGGCGAGAGCATCTCCATGGCGGTCTTCTCCGGCCCGCCGCCGGCGGATGGGACCGTAGAGGTGATCTCCGTCTCGGAAGCCGCATATCCCGCCCAATGCGTCCTGCTGATGGACTTCGCGGCGCGCCCCGAGGCAGCGGCGGATCTCACGGCCTCGGCGACCCTGCGAATGCTCGCCCCCAGCGTGGACATGACCGCGACCAACGTCGGCAAGCTGGAGCCCGACGGCCAAGTGTTCGACGTCTATTGTGAATCCTGGCTGGAGAAGAACCTGCCGGCGAGCCCCGACCTCCTCTACCTCACCCACGTCCCGAAATATGTGCGGTACTTCATCCTGTCGTTTGCCGAGCCGCTCATCACCTATACGGGGCTTGAGGACAACGTTGCCGCCACCACCTCCGTGCGCTTCAACGGGACGGGGCACCAGTTCAAGGCGGCGCTCGATCTGCTGCGGGCGCGCAACCCGGGCATCAAGATCATGCTCTCGGTCCAGCAGAGCACGGTCGATGCGTGGAAGCCGGAGCCTTATGACCCGACCGGCTGGGGCGGGCTCACCGAGGCGCACATGCTCGCGACCCGTAAGTTCTGCGAGGACATGGGCATCCAAGCTATCGATATCGATTACGAGACCTTCAGCCAGAACCTCGACCCGACCTATCACTGCTGGACCGCCGAGGATGGCGAGCGCCACTGCTACCACGATGCGGAGCTGGTGAGCGTCATCAAGCTGTACCGGGAGTATTTCCCCCGGCCGGACTACTATATCACCGCCGCCCCGCCGCACGTCGGAGCCTATTTCGGCGAGTTCGCCAACGAGACGCCCGTGGGTTGGAACAGCGGCTACATGGCGTGCGTGAAGCGGGACGCCGAGGCGCTCGCGGCGCTGGATGGTCTCCACATCCAGACCTATGACGCCGGAGCGACCTTCAATCCCCTGCGGGCCTTCGCCGCCTACCAGTTCCACTTCCCGTCACTCGACCTCTACATGGGCCTGCGCACGGGATCCCCGGAATGGGAGGGGGTGCACCGCTCCTATGGCGAAATGGCCGAGATGCTGAACTTCGTCATCAAGAAGGGCGGCAAGGGGGCCTTCATGTACTCGCTTCTGGGCGGGGTCCTCGAACACCCGGGCAACGTCACGCGCGCCTGGCCCGACGGGAACATGGCCGCCCAGCTCACCGCGTGGCTCTACGACCTGCCGGAGGCGACCAAGCCGCTCGCCTCGGACGGCGGCCTGGGCGCGGGCGGCGCCATCCTCATCCCGCGGCTCACCTGATCCATCCGGAGGTTCCCCATGGCCGAATCCTACCAGATCCAGCGCACCATCGGCACGGCCACGGACGCCGTCGCCGTCGTGAAGTCCGACGCCACCGTCTATGACCCGCCGCTCGCGGCGCTCTGGGTCGGCGGCGGCGGCGACGTGGCGGTGCGCACCCGCAAGGGGTCCACCGTAACCTTCGTCGGCGTGCCGGCCGGGACGATGTTGCCGCAGCAGGTGGACAAGGTGCTCGCCGCCACCACGGCAACCGATATCGTCGGGCTGCGGATCGATGCTTGAGCTCGGTCCTTCCCTGTGGTCGGCGGCGCCGATGGGGGTGAGGTCCGGCCTCGGCCCGGAGCTGGTGACCAACGGCACCTTCGACGCCGGCTTGACGGGCTGGTCCCACATCAATGCGGATGCCAGCGTCGCCGACGGCGTCGTCACCGTGCTGGCCACCGGCGCGAACGGGCGCATGGAACAGGCCGTCACCCTAGAGGCGGGTGCCACCTATCGCGTCTTCGCCGACGTTAGCCTGCTCGTCGGCGCCGGCTTCGATGTCCAGATGATCCGCGGCGCGGCGGGCGATTATGCCTGGATCGGCACCGCATGGACCGGCGACGCGGGCCCGGGCGTCGTCGAATACACCTTCGTGGCACCTGGCGCAGACGCCATCATCCAGATGGTGGCCGGCGCTTCCGGCGTGTCCTTCACCGCGGACAACGTCTCGATCCGCAAGGTGGTCGGCTGAGGTCTCACCTGGTGAGCCGGGCGACCTATGGGGGCAGACCGCCCGGCTTCCATCCGCCCCGGTCAGGGCCAGGGGCAGACAACCCAATCTGACACGGCCGCCTCCGGGCGGCCTTTTCATTTTCCAGCACCCAGAGGATCAAACATGTCCATGACCTTCAGCGAGCTGAGGGGCGATTACGCGCGCCTGCTCGCCACCATGACCATCCGCCCTGAAAAGCTCGCTGCCGCTGACGCAGTCGCGCGCAAGATCGTGGCGAACCGGCCCCGATATGAAGCGGTCTCCAAGGCGACCGGCGTTCCATGGGCCATCATCGGCGTCATCCACGCGATGGAGTGCGGCCTCAGCTTCAAGCAGCACCTGCACAATGGCGACCCTCTGACGGCGCGCACGCGGCAGGTGCCGGCGGGGCGTCCGAAGGCGGGGTCTCCTCCCTTCACCTGGGACGAGAGCGCCATCGATGCGCTGCGCTACGACGGCCTCGACAAGGTGACGGACTGGTCCGAGGAGCGCGAGTGCTTCGTGCTGGAGGACTACAACGGTTGGGGCTACCGGAAGTACCACCCCGAGGTGCTCTCGCCTTACCTGTGGAGCTATTCGAACCACTACCTCCATGGGAAGTATGTGGCCGATGGCGAATGGGACCCCAGCGCGGTCTCCGGCCAGTGCGGCGCCATCGTGCTGCTGAAGCGCGTCCGTGCCCTGGCCGCGGCGGCCGACACTCCGCCTTTGCCCGATCACGTGCCCATTGAGGTGGCGCCTGCGCCGCCCTCCACCACCGCACAGAAGGCCGGGTCCGCTGCGGCCGGCGCTGTGACCGGTGCCGTGGTGGCGACCTCCGCCGGCATGCAGTGGTGGGAAATCGGCCTTATCGGCGCCGGCTGCGGCCTGATCGGCCTCGCCATCGTCCTCATCCTGAAGGGGAGGAAGTGATGACCGTCGCACACTTCATCTTCGGCCTGGGCCTTGTCGCCTTGGCCATGGCGCTTGCCTACCTGTTCGCTCCCAAGGGTTGGCGTACCTTCGTGTTCAACGGGCTCACCATCGGCCTGGAGGGCGTGCCCTACGTCCTCGATCAGTTCGGAGCGGTGGACTGGGTGAGCCTGCTGGGCGAGCGCAACGGCGCCTTCGTCGCGGCGGCCATCGGCCTCGGCAACGTGGTCCTGCGCATGACCACCAGCACGCCTCCCATGCGGAAGGAATAGCCCATGCTGACCGCCATTCTCGGGTTCGTGCTGAAGCTCCTCTCCGGTGGGGTGGTGGACAAGGTCCTGGGCCACATGGAGGCCCAGGCGAACACCGAGACGGAGCGCGAGCGCATCCGGACGCAGGCCACCATCGAGGCCATCCGGGCAGAGACAGCGGCGCAGACGGAGGCCCGCGCCATCATCGTGGCGGAGCAGGGCCGCTGGTACACCGCCGCGGTGCGCCCTGCCTTCGCGCTCATCTTCATCATCTTCCTGGCGAAGGTGGTGATCTGGGACAAGGTGCTGGGCTGGGGCACTACCGACGATCTGTCCCCGCAGCTCTGGAACGTCTGCATGACCGTCGTCGGAGCCTACTTCTTCGGGCGCAGCGCCGAGAAGATTTCCTCCATCGTCACCTCACGCCGAAAGTGACCCATGGCTGACCTGCCCCCTGAGCCGACGATCCTCGGCATCAAGCTGGCCCATCTCATCGCCGGCGCCGCCGGCGGCCTCGCCCGATCGCTCACGAATCCAGGAGGATCGATCATGCGCCACATCACGACGGCCGTTGTCGGCACCATCGTGGCGGGCTACGGGACGCCTGCCGCTGCGGCTGTGACCGCCCGATATCTGGGGGTGCCGGATATCCCTGTCGCCTCCATGGAGGGCATGGTCGGGTTCGTCCTCGGCCTCATCGGAATGTCGCTGTGCGAGGCGCTGATGCGTTGGGCGCGGATTTGGCGGGACGGGCCTCCGCCAAGCCTCCCACCCGCTCCGCCGCGCGCCTGA